TGGAAGGTCAGACTGTTAAAGCAGGTGATATGTTTGATTTAGGCGGTGGAGTGAAAGCAAAAGCACCGTCTAAAAGTGGTGTAGCCGCTCACGATTGTAATTGTAGGTGCTTTTTGGAGTATAACTTAATGACTGTTGAAGAATTTGCAAAGGCAACAGGTAAGACAGTAGAGGAAATACGCAAGAAGTACAAAATAGGTGAAAAATCAGAAGAAAATCAAGATACTGTAAAGGGAAAAACCTTGACAAACAATGAAAATTATGATACAATAGAATTGCCAAAGAGCCTTGAAAATTTTGACGAGTATCAGCAAAAATGGGTTGATACTCATATAGCAATGAGAGCGAAAGACAAAGAAATATTACAACAAGGTATTCAGTCCGTTCTTGATAATAACGCATATTCGATGAGAGTTAATTCAAAGAATTTAGAGAATATTATTGATAATGGATTTTTAAATCAGTTTGAAACAAAAACAAGTAACGGTACATTATCAAATGCTGATAGAAGAAATGCAAGTTACCGATTATTCGGCAATGACGCACTTCATATGGATAATAGCGAATTTGAGAAATACGGTTATCTTGGAAGTATGGACTTTATAGAAGATAGTCAAACTTCAACTTCAAGTCAATACGGCAAAACTATAATAAGATTTAACAAAGATAAATTAAAAGATAGAGTAACTTATACTCTTGATGATAGTTTAGGTAATGCTTTATATAATGAGGTTGTCGGTGGTAAAATCGGTGAAGAGTGTTCAATATCGGGCGTACCTATATTCAATATTGATGATTGCCTTGATTATTTTAAAGAGGGCGATTTAACAGATATATATAACGCTGACGAATTTGCTCAAATAATGGGTTGTCGCTATTTTGAATTACAGTACCACGGCAAATTAACTATTGATGATGTTGAAAGCATTTGTTTCACAGGTAGAGATAAACCGACAGAAAAAGCACTAAAAACGCTTAAAGATAAAAAAATCAATGTATATAAAATAAAAGGCGGTGAATTAAATGAAATGTAAAAGAGTAGTTGCATATAATCCTGATGTCAGCGTACTTGTTGAATTAGAGGACGGAAGATTTGCACTTGTATCTATTGATGATGAAATAGATAATGCTTTAATTACAATTTCAGAATTTGCCGAGAGCTTTTTGAAATTTGGCGGTTTTGAGGACGGAAAGAATATTCCACAAGAAATGAAAGAAACAGCCGAAAAAGTATTGCGTAAAAGCAAAAACATTTTTGACAGCAAGAGAAAATGAATGTCTTTTTTTCATTTTTTAACTCCTTTCATAATTGGCGGTGTAGATTAATACACCGCCGCATATAAAGAATTAGCATAAAAGTAATGCACACGGCTTTGAACCGTGAGAAAAAGGGGCAGTACCTTTATTCTTTGCCAGTTAATTGCGGTGCAGTCTTTATATATGACTGTTAAATGTACAGTAAAGGCAAGGTGCTATGATATATACATAGACCGAAAGAGTAAACAGCCGTTTTAAATATATGTAGCCGCACAGTGCGACATATATCATATAGCGGTGCAAGTCCGATAGGCTACAACAATTAAATATGGGCGGTGTTATCAGGTCGGGTGATACCGCCTTGGTAAAATATGCCGAATAAAAACAAGAGTGTTCTATATGGACGCTCTTTTTTATATAAATTTAGCTTCTATACGGAGCAAAACACTATTCTATAAGGATAATGGAGGAACACACAATGACATTAGAAAAACTTAAAGAATTGCTTGAAAGTGGAGCGATTACACAAGAAGAATTTGACGAAATGGCTAAAAACATTAAACCGTCAGAGCCTACACCTACAGAGCCTAAAGAACCGCAAGCAGAGCCTGAAAATGACCCAGAACCGTTCGATATTGAAAAACTTGATAAAATCGTACAGTCAAGACTTGATAAAGCTATGGCAAAAGAGCGTAAAGAAAAGGCAGAATTAAAGCGTAAACTTGAAAATCTGCAAAAGGCTAAACTTACAGATGATGAACTCAAACAAATTGAGATTGACGAAAAGGAAAAGGCTATTGCAGAGCGTGAAAAGGCTATTACAGACAAAGAAAACAGACTTTACGCTGTTAAGGCAATTAAAGAAGCAGGACTTGATGACGGTAGCGACACATCATTGTCGCTTGTTGACTTTGTTATGGGCGAAGATGAAACAGAAATTGACACAAAAGTAAAGGCTTTTAAAGAATTATTTGACAAGGCTGTTTCGGCGGAAGTAAACAAGCGTTTTAAAGAGAACGGATATACTCCAAAACAAGGTAATAACTTGAATGGTGGAGTAAATCCATACACTAAAGAGCAATTCAATCTCACACAGCAAATGCAAATTGAAAATACTAACCCTGAATTGGCTGAACAGTTAAAAGCGGCGGCAGGTGTTAAGTAATGAAAGTTAATGTATTAGGAACTGAATACGAAATATCAATAAATGGAAATGACGCACATTTTAAACACGGTATTGACGGATATTGTGACGAAACAACAAAGAAAATTGTTATTGACGAAATGATACCTGATGAAATGTCAAAAGGTGATTTAAAAGACTTTCAAAATAAAGTCATAAGGCACGAGTTGATACACGCTTTTTTATTTGAAAGCGGACTTGCTGAATGTTCGGAATGGGCTACAAATGAAGAAATGATTGATTTTTTTGCAAAACAGTTTCCTAAAATTCAAAAAGTTTTTGAAGAACTAAAAATTATTTAATTAGGAGGAATTAAATTTATGGCAATTACGACTATTGCGGATATGCAGATTGTACCTAATAAGTTTGCAAATTATGTAACTGACAGGACAACTGAACTAAACACATTTGTTAATTCGGGTATTGCTACACCCGACAGCACAGTAGCACAACTTATCAACGGCACACCAAAGGGCGGCAGATTTATTGAATTGCCGATGTGGAACGCATTAGAGGGTAAGCCTGATGTATTCGGTGAACAGGCTGTATCTGTTGAAAAAGTAACAACAAAGGCTTCAAGGGCAACTCTTATGATTTGGCAAAAAGCTTGGGGTGATACTGACCTTTCACAGGTTCTCGGTGGTGCTGACCCAATGGGAGCTATTGCTCAACTTATGGCAGATTGGAGAAATGGTTGCGAACAGGGCATTTACCTTTCTATTCTTAAAGGCTTATTTGATAAAGAAAATGGAGCATTAAAAGAGCATATCAATGATATTTCAGCAGGTACAAGCACAGCCGCTTATATTTCTGATGAAGCAACACTTGATACAAAGCAGTTGCTCGGTGACCATTACGACAGTCTTGGTATGGTATTTATGCATTCTGCAGTTTATACATACTTACAAAAGAAAGGTATGATTACACGTAACCCGATTTTTGACCCGTCAAAGTCAGACGCAGAAATGGTAAGTTACCTCGGTTATCAAATTAAGATTGATGATGGTATGCCTGTTAATGACGGAGTGTATGACACTTACTATATCGGTAAGGGTGCGTTTATTCGTCAGGACGGTATGCCGCAGGGACTTGTTGGAGTTGAAACAGATAGGGATAAAATGACAGCGACAAACTACCTTATTAATCGTTGGTGTCAGATTATTCATCCTCGTGGATTTTCTTGGACTAATGAGGGCACATATACAGCGCCAACTAATTATTATCCTGATTATGTTGACCTTGAAGTACCTACCAACTGGAAACTTGCAATAGACCACAAGAAAATTCCTATGGCTTGTCTGCGTCATAAGATTGGATAACCTTTTTGTTAATGCCGACAAAAAGGTAAAGGAGGGTTGTTTATGAGTTGCACCTTTTGGAATATGCGAAGAAGAAAAGCCGCAAAATTAAGAGAACAGCAGAAAGCTGAACAAGCAAAAAAGGAAACTCCAAAGAAACCGACTGTTAAAAAGGCGGTGACGAAAAATGACGGTTGAACAGGTTGAAAATCTTAAACTTGGAATAATGCCTATTGACGATAGAGTTGTATTAATAGTAGAAAGTGCGATTGATTGGATAAACCGCAATACAACATTAAACATAGATTGTAATAATGATGATGATTTATCAAAATTACAACCTTGCGTTAAGTTGTTTATTTGCGGTTTTTTTGATGTAGCTACTATTAACGTTGGTGTTACAAGTGAAAGCATAGAGGGATTGTCACAGAGTTTTAATACAGCAGATAAAAACTTGATGATATGGGATTTGGCAAATACATATTTAAGTGATTATCTTAATAATGTTCGCTTTGTAATGGCTAAAAACCGTTGGAATTAAGGTAATTTAATGAGTACAAAGTATAAAACCGAAAAGGATAAATTTCCTGAATTTGAGGAAACATTAAAATCACTTAATAATAAAAAAGTCAAAATAGGTGCTTTAAGAGGTGAAAACGCTTGGCTTGCAGGAATACACGAGTATGGTTGCAATATTTCAGTTACGCCAAAAATGCGTGCTTTCTTGCACAAACAAGGACTTCACCTTAAAGACAGTACAAAGGTTATTAATATTCCCGAACGTTCATTTTTACGAACAGGTCACGATAAAAAAGCAGAAAAAATAATGAAGCAGACCGAAAGAGCATTATCACAAGTAATTGACGGTAAAATGTCAGTTGATGATATGCTTGATTTATGCGGTGAACAGTTTGCAACAGCAATAAAAACATATATGAGAGATTTATCAAAACCTAAAAATCACCCTTATACTGTTGAACAAAAAGGAAGTAGCAACCCTCTTGTTGATACAGGCGGATTGCTTGAAAGTATAACTTGGATAAAGGAATAGGGTAATATGCAATATTTTAACTTCTCACGGTTAGTGAATAAATATAAAAGTGAATTTAAAACTATTACCCTTTCTGACGGTCATTATGACGATAGCGGCGATTGGGTAAAAGGTGATAAAATTGAAACAACCGTACAAGGTGCTGTTATAAGTTATAAAGAAAGTAAAATTTACCGTTCAGAGGGAACTTTAACAGCAAATGACAAAAGATTATTTATGTTAGAGCCTATTGATAAGGCTTTAATGAATGCAAAAGCTATTTACAATGGTAATGTTTATAGCATTGAAGATTGTACTGATAATTCAAAGTTTACTGGGGTATGGGCGTACACATTAAAATATGTATCTGCTTTCAAGGAGGTTTGAAATGATTGACTATGAAAATATGAGAAAAGTTGTAGTCAAGGGGTTAAAGGACTATTTAAAATGCCCCGTAATTCGTCAAAATCAGAACGCAGAGCCGCCCAAATATCCTTATGTATCTTACACAATAACAACGCTTGCAAGCGAAAATAACGGCACTTATGGTGTGTATAGTGACGGTTACGATAGAAAGCCTATTACTCAAATTTGGAGTATATCGGCTCAATCGGACAAAAGCGGTGAAGATGTTGATTTAATTGTAAAAGCTCGTGAATGGCTTGAACATATAGGTACTCAATATCTAAATGACAATGATGTTATTGTGCAGTCAACTACAAGCATAACGAACCGTGACAATATATTAACTATGGAATATGAGTACAAACACGGTTTTGATGTTGTATTTTGGCTGTTTGATACAGTAGAAAGTAAAACAAAAACAACAGACACAATAGAAAGCTTTGAAATTAAGCAAGAAACAAAATATTAATAAGGAGGTCATAAAATGGCTTTAGATGTAAAAGTAAAAATTGATTTAAACAAGCCTATTGGAAATATGAGTTATAGTTGCCCTCTTATCCTTGTAGTTGAGGGTGCAGATGTAACAGATAAAGGCTATGTTGAGTGTAAAACACTTGATAATGTTATCAGTGTAGGTTACACAAACACATCAAATGCATACAAGACAGCAAGCCTTATGTTGTCACAGAATAATGCACCAAGTAAGTTTGCTATTGTAAATTGTGCAACAGGCAAGGAAACAGAAACAATTGGTAAATGTCTTAAATATGATTGGAGACAGCTTGTAGTTGTTTTAGAGGGTGAAACAAGTAAGCCAGCGGCTACACTCGTAAAAACAATTTCTGATTATGTTGAAACGACAGACAGAATGTATTTTTGCAGTGTATCAGCAACATCAGATATTAGTAAGCTGACAAAGGCAAATGATAGAACGGTTGTATTTTATTATACTGACACAGCTAAAGTTTGTCCCGAAGCCGCTATTGTAGGTGCGTCAGCAGGACTTAACGCAGGTAGCTTTACATACAAGAATTTGATTATCAATAATGTAGAGCCGCTTGAATTATCCGACACAGAAATAGAAAGCACACACACGGCAGGAGCAATTACCATTGTTTCAAAAGCAGGTGATAATGTACTCACAGAGGGCAAAGTGTTAAGCGGTGAATATATTGATATTATTGATAGCAAAGATTTTGTTATTAAAAATATCAGCTATAAGACGCAAAAAGTATTCAATACAGCCGACAAAGTGCCTTACGATAATAATGGTATTGCAATGCTTGAAAGTGCAACTATTGATGTTATGCGTGAAGCATATAACAACGGTATTATTGCAACAAACGAGGACGGTACACCTGCATACACTGTTTCATTTGCTTTGAGAAGTGCTACAACAGAAGCAGACAGAAAGGCTCGTATTTATCCGTATGGTAGCTTTAGCTTTGTTCTTGCAGGAGCAATTCATTATGCAGAGATTACGGGCGAAATTACAATGTAATAGGAGGGTTAATTTATGAACGTATCAAGATATAATGCTAAAGACTGTTCTGTACTTGTAAATGGTACATACATAACAGGACTTGGCGAGGATATGATTTCTTGGGAAAAAGAGGAAGCATATTTTGAAAAGGTTGTTGGTGCACAGGGAGATATTATTAAGAGCGAAATTAATAATACTATCCATACACTTACATTGACAGTACAGCCTACAAGTCCACAGTTTAGTTATCTTGTTGACTTGCAGAATAAAGGTGCTACATTCCCAGTTTGGGTAATTAACAAGGCACTTGGTATTCGTTTAGGTGGAACAATGGCAAGCATTGAGGAAGCACCTGAAATTTCTCTCGGTTCAGAAGCCGAAGATTTGGAATTTAAATTCTGCGTATTTGACGGAGTTACAGAAAGCACAAAATAAAATAAATCAAACACATAATTTCAAATTAAAAGGGGAGGAATAACCTCCCCTTTATTAATTAGGAGGAATAGCTATGACAAACAATAAATTTTATCAGGTTGACAAGGTAATTAATGGAACAAAATATACTGCACAGTTTAACGGAATTTCTGCGGCACTTAAAGCAGTAGACGGCAGTTACATTGAGGGTACTAATAATACATCTGTTTATAAATTGTCAGAGTACCTTTTTGATAATGTAATTGTTGAGCCTAAAGGACTTACAGCAGACGATTTTGATAATATGGACGAATTTAACGAGGTTGTTACATTTGCTCGTGAAGTAATGCAAGGTAACTTTCGAGAAAAGAAAAACAACAGCACAACTAACAAGGGAAGTACAAAGTAATTTACCACTATATAGGCTTGTCCTATCAGGCTATTTTGATTACAATACAGTGTTTTATCAAATGACACCGCAAGAAATTAAAAAAGCCAATATTGCTCTTGATATGAAAGAAAAAGAAGAAAAAAGTAAAATAAAGAAAAAACGATAGAACAAGTTAAGCACCTATTTTAGGTGCTTTTTTTACTTCCAAAGAAAGGAGGTAAATAATGGCAGAAAACGTTATTCGCAAAGATGTCATAGAAATTGGCTTTGAAACTGATTTAAGCAAATTAAAAGGCTTAACAAGCGGTTTAGATGATGTAAAAAAATCTGTAACAGGTGTTGGAAAGTCTGACGGATTGGAAAAAGTCAAAGAACAAGCGGATAATGCGTCAAAATCAGCAGGAAAGTTAGAAGATAGTGCAGATAAGTCACATAAAGCATTGAAAAAACTAACAGATGTTGGGTTTAGCAAGCTGAAAAGTGGACTTGATAAGATTGCAACTAATTTAACTAACATAGCAAAAAAATCAGCAGTTGCGGCTTTTAATGGTTTAAAGAAAGTAGCAGGAGTATCTTTTAAAGCGTTAGGAGTTGGAATAGGAGCGGCGGCAACAGCAGTTGGTTTACTCGTTAAAAAATCTGTATCAGCTTATGCAGATTATGAGCAATTAACAGGCGGTGTTGAAACTCTATTTAAAAAGAGTGCTCCGATAGTTATGAAATATGCGAATGACGCATATAAAACAGCAGGATTGTCAGCAAATGAATATATGGAAAGCGTAACAGGTTTTTCAGCAAGTCTTTTGCAGAGCGTAGGCGGCGATACAAAAAAAGCGGCAAGCCTTGCTAATGTAGCTATATCCGATATGGCGGATAATGCAAATAAAATGGGTACTGATATGCAGTCAATACAGTACGCATATCAAGGTTTTGCAAAGCAAAACTATACTATGCTTGATAACTTAAAGCTTGGATATGGCGGCACAAAAGAAGAAATGAAACGCTTAATAAAAGACGCTTCAAAGTTAGACAAGAGTGTTGACGCAAACAGTATGTCATACGGAAATATTGTAAAGGCGATACACGCAGTTCAAAAAGAAACAGGTATTTATGGAACAACGCAAAAAGAAGCTGAAAAGACAATCAGCGGTTCTTTAAATGCAATGAAATCAGCGTGGGGAAACCTTATGCCTGCTTTGATACAAGGCGGAGATAGTTTCGACCAATGTGTTGATAATATTGTTAAATCTGTTAAAACTTTTGCAGGAAATATAATGCCTGCTATTAAAAAAGGACTTTCGGGAGTAGGTTCTTTGATAAAGGAATTAACTCCAATAATCACAAAAGAAATACCGTCTTTTGTATCGTCAATTTTACCGCCTTTGTTAAGTGCGGCAGGTCAGATTGTTTCAAGTCTTATTACATCATTGCCGAAAATAGTAAGCTCAATATTCCCACAAATTAAAAAAGTTGGTTTGGAAATTGTTAAAACGCTATATGAAGCAATAACAGGTCACCCAATGGGTGAAGATACTTTTAATAAGTTAAGTAATGCTCTTGATAGTTTGTTCAATGCGGCAAAACAGATAGGAGCAGGAATATTAGCATTATTAAATGTTTTATCTCCAGTAATAGCGTTTGTAGGCAATTTAGCGTTAAACTTAATAACTTGGATAGGAAATAATATAAATTGGTTGTTACCACTTGTAGCAGGTCTTGTAGGTGCGTTTTTAGCTTATAAAGTAGTAATGACAGCAGTTAATATCATAACAGGAATTGTAACAGCGGCTCAATCTTTAATGGCAACTGTTACAGGTACGGCAACAGCAACAACAGCGGCAGGAACAACAGCAGTAGGAACAGCGGCGGCAACAAGTGCACCGCAGGTTTTAGCATTTGCGGCGGCTATTCTTGCAGTAGGTGCTTCAATCCTTGCTATTTGTGCAGGATTTTATTTACTTGCACAAGCGGCTATTGCTTTATCACAAGCAGGAGCAGGAGCTATTATAATTATGGTAGCTATGGTAGGTGCTATAGTAGGACTTGCGATTGGTGCGGCAGTACTTGGAACAGCATTAACAGCAGGAGCAGTTGGATTTATCGCTTTTGGTGCGGCAGTTGCTCTTGTTGGTGCAGGATTTGCACTTATAGGAGCAGGTGCATTAATGGCGGCTAACGGTTTAAAAATAGTAGCGAGTGCTTTACCGACTGTTGCACAATATGGATTGCAGAGTGCAGGTGCATTATTGGCATTAGGTGGTAGCTTATTAGCTTTTGGTGCAGGTGCTTTAGTAGGTGGTGCAGGTGCTTTAGTACTCGGTGCAGGGTTAATGGTAGTTGGAGCGGCTTTATTAGTTATTGCGGCTTCGTTTTTAGTTATAACGGTGGCGTTTACAGCAATGACGGCTCTAATAACAGTATTTGCAACAGCGGCTTCAATGCTTCCTGCTATATTTGCTGTTTTAGTTCCACAAATGATGATGTTTGCAACATCATTAACACCTTTAGTAGTAGCATTAACGGCGGCAGTTATACCTTTAACAGCATTTGCGGCTCTTACAACTGTTTTAGCAGTGTCGTTTACACTGTTAGCGGCTATGTCAACGGTATTTTTAGTAGCTATAACAGGTATATTGGCTATTATGTCAGCATTAACAGTAATGACAACATTGTTTAATGCACAATTAATGTTGCTAAACATAGCATTTACAGTTATATCGGTAGCAACAGCTAAATTGATTGTAGCTCTTACACCGCTTTCGGCTGTATTTTTGGCACTTGTAGCACCAACAGTAGCTTTACTCGTTGCAATTACTCCTCTATCATTAGCATTTACGTTGTTAGCTGTATCAACAACAGTATTTTTAGTAGCAATTACGGGTGTATTGGCTATTATAACAGTTTTAAATGTAATGATGTTAATGTTAAACGCACAATTAACAGTGCTTAATAATATGTTTGGAATTTTAAATGCAACAGTACCACAAGTTGTTGTTGCTTTATCACCATTACCCGCTATTTTTACAGCGTTGGTAGTTCCTACAGCTTTGTTGGTTGCTACAATAACACCATTGTCATTAGCATTTACGCTTTTAGCAGTAGCGGCTACATTGTTTTTAGTTGCAATTACAGGAATAACAGTAATTATTACAACTCTTAACGTAATGATGTTAATGCTCAATACCCAATTAACATTGTTAAATACACAGTTTAATGTATTAGCACAAACATCAATGGTTGTGATAGCGTCAGTTACACCGCTCGCAATGGTGTTTACTATGCTTGTTGCTCCAGTATTAATGTTTACAGCGGCTATAACTCCATTAACATTATTATTTACTGTTTTAGCGGCTTCTACGTTTGTATTTTTAGCTTCGCTAACTGCATTAATGGCTATTCTCGTAATTGTAAATGTAATGTTTACAATGTTATCAGCTATTTTGATGATGTTACCTGCGTCAATAATGATGATAACAATGTTCACAATGTTAATGACACAAGCGTTTACACAATTAATGCAAATAGTTATAGTATTAACGCCAGTAATGATGATGTTCTCTGTAACTTTATTATCTTTATCAGTGGCTATGTTTGCATTAGTAGCACCTACAATAGTGTTTATGGGTGCTATAGCAGGACTTATGGCAGTATTTGTAGTTTTATCGCCTTTAGCGTTATTATTTACAACTGCAATGGCTATATTAGCACCGTTGTTTAAAATTTTAAGCACATCAACACCGATTTTTGCAAAAGCATTAAAACCGTTGTCGGGAGAATTTACAAAATTGCTTATACCAGTAGGACTTTTAGCGGCGGCTTTAGCACCATTATCAGTTGAATTTGTTACTTTGGCAGGTTCTTCCGTAATTTTGCTTGCGGCTATAACTGGACTTATTACAGCAGTAACAATATTAGCAATGATGTTTACACTTGTTGTAGCCATAACAAAGGCATTACCTAAAATATTTAATTCAATTGGTAAATCGTCTATGTTGCTTACTACTATGTTAATGCCGTTATCATCTGCATTAACAAAAATATTACCACCTTTAACAAGTGTATCAACTAAATTTATTGTATTTGCAACATCAACCGCTATATCAGCAAGTGCAACAATGGTTATGAATAAAGCGTTTATGTCAATGGTAGTATCAATTACTATTGTTATTGGCTTACTAACCGTTTTATTATCTGAATTAAAAGCTGTATCTAATAGCTTTAAATCAGTATCTAAATCACCACAAATTTTTAGTGTTTCTTTAGGTAATATGGTGACAAAAGGAATTGTAACTGTAATGCAATTTATTGTTATGCTCAAAAGATTTGCAACAACAGTTAGGTCAATTATGCAAGGAATATCAAAAGATATGACAAGCATAATGACAAAATGTATAGCAACTCTTGTTAGCAAAATAAGCCAGTTACCACAAAAAATGGGTAATGGTTTGAGAAGTGCGGGTAAAAGTTTAAGTTCGGCACTCGTATCAATATGGCAAGACGCAGTAAAAGCGTCAGCAACACCTGTAAATAAGGTTATTGATAGTGCAAATTGGATATTAAAACAATTTGGCTCTGATAAGAGAATAGCGTCTTGGACGGCTTACGCAAAAGGTACAGACGGTCATAAAGGCGGTAATGCTCTTGTTAATGACGGCAGAGGTGCTGAATTAGTACAAATGCCAAACGGACAATCATTTATCCCACAAGGCAGAAATGTATTTATTCCGAACGCACCTAAAGGGATGAAAGTATTATCCGCTGAAGATACGGCACAGCTTTTAGGTAGAAAGTCACCTACATTTAGATATGCTGACGGTATAGGCGATATTGATGTATTTAGCTATATTGACAATGCAAAAGGATTGATAAGCAAAATAAAAGACGGTATCAGCTATAACGGTTTAAACGGTTTAGGTTTATATCTCGGTCAAGGAATGGTTGATACAATAACAGGTCAGATGTCAAGTTGGTTTAACAAACTTGTTGAAGAAATGAGTATTGTTAATTATGACAGCTCAAAAGGTGTAGAACAGTGGAAAAATTTGGTTATAAGGGCATTAAAAATGGAAGGACAATACAGCCCTGCAAATGTTGCACGAACACTATACCAAATGCAAACCGAAAGCGGAGGAAACCCGAAAGCTATTAACTTATGGGATAGTAACGCTAAAAAAGGCACTCCGTCAAAAGGACTTATGCAAGTTATTGACCCGACTTTTGCTACTTATGCAAGAGCAGGATTTAATAAAAACATATATGACCCGTTAAGTAACATTTTAGCGTCAATCAGATATGCAGTATCAAGATATGGTTCTCTTGCAAATGCGTTTAAAGGTCACGGTTATGCTAACGGAGGTATTGCAAACAAGCCGAGTATATTTGGCGAAGACGGTAGCGAAATGGCTATACCATTATCAAAGAATAAACGGCAAACAGGCTTAAATCTTTGGGAAAAGACAGGAAATATATTAGGTGCTGATTTTGGCGAATACACTCTTGATAGCGGTACTACTAACACAACAACAGTTGAGTACAATACTTATTCACCTCAATTTAATCTTGAAATAAGCGGTGTTGGTGACGAAAGGACACTGAAACGCAAGATTAAACAATGGATAAGTGAAGCTATGGAAGAAACATTTGAAAGCATTGGAAGAACAAACAATGTTGAGTTGCAGGAGGTATAACAATGGCACTTATAAATAATCTGTATGTTTGTGTTACCGAAGAACAAATGAAAAAAGGTGTAACTGTTTCTGAACATCCAGTAGAAAAAGGCTTGCCGATAACAGATAATGTAAAGAGAAACGCTATTGAATTATCTTTGACTGGATATATAGTAAATGTAAATAAAACAAAAGCAAAATCAATTATTGATAAATTAGACAGCTATTCCAAAAACGGAAAATATGTTAAGTATGTGGGGCGTTGCATTTTAAGCAACGCCCTTATTACGGAATTTAATTATAAGTATAGTAACAAGGTTGACGGCGGTTGCGAATTTGATATGACTATTAAAGAAGTAAGGATTGCAAAATCAGCTTATGTAAAGTCAAAATCAAAAAAGAAAACAACAAGCACAAAGCAAGTTACAAAAAAGAAAAAATCAACAAAAAGATACTATACTGTAAAAACAGGAGATTGTCTTTGGACTATAGCTCAAAAGTATTATGGAAATGGTATGCAGTATACTAAAATCTATAATGCTAATAAAGCTATGATAGATAAACGTAATAAAGGTTACAATGTTGATAAATATACAATATACACAGGTCAAAGATTTTTAATTCCATAAGAGGTGAAATTATGCGTGACATTATAGAAGTTGAAAAAACAGAAATGCCGTATGATTTTAATATTGTGTTAGGTTCAGAAGAATTTAATCTTGAATTTAAATATAATGAAGCGGTTGATTTATTTACTTGTACTCTATCAAAAAATGATGAGGTACTTGTATATGATGAACCGCTTATTTATGGTTCAAAATTATTTCAAGATGTATATAATGCGGCAAAATTTCCGTGTTTAGATATTGTACCTTTAGACGAAAGTGGAAAAGAAAATACAGTAACTTATGACAATTTAGGAGTTACAGTATTTTTAACTATTGATGATGAGGTCGAATAAATGAGTAATGTTATAACTAAAAATAACAATAATAAAAATGTTTCTCGGCTTATAACTTCATTTAAAAAAATCAATGAGAAATTAAACACTGATGTCAAAGGTCAATTTAAACATACTGTTATTATTAAAACGGGTGATGTGACAATAAAAAATTCTGAACTTGATATTGAATTTACAATACCGTTTGATGATGATACAGAAGCAAATGAAGCTGAAATTATAGTATATAATCTCACTAATAACACTATAAATAACATTAAAAACAAGGAAAAAATAACAGTAACAGCAGGATATGGGAAAGATACAGGCGTAATTTTTAGTGGCTATATTTCTAAAAAGTCAACAAAATATGAGGATTGCGACAAAGTAACTACTATAAAAGCACTTGACGATATGAATTTAAAAGAAAAAGATATATCAAGTGTAAGTTATGCAAAAGGAACAAAGGCAAGCAGAATTTTAAAAGATTTATGCAGAAAGGTAGGTTTGCCTATAGCTACTTTTAGCGTTGCTCGTGATTATACATATAAAGATGAAGAAACAGTTGACGGCGGTTTAATGGACAATATAAAGCGACTTGCGAAAATATGTGGTGTATCTGCTTATATTCTAAAAAGCAAAATATATGTGCGTCCTCTTAATAAAGGTGACAATACATCATTTATATTAAGTGATGATACAGGTTTGCTTGATTTATCTAAATTTGAAGAAGAAGAAACAAACGCAGATTACAAAGATACAATAAGAGGTTATGACATAGAAATGCTTTTACAACATCAAATACAAACAGCAAGTATTATTACTATTAATTCAAGAGAAGTTAAAGGTAAGTTTAGAGTTAAATCGGGAGAACATAAATATAATGGTGAAGATTTAATAACGAAAGCAAAGGTGGTCTACAGTTGAGTATTTCAGGTACGGTATTAAGTGAATTAATAGAACAAAAGCTACTTAATTTACATACTGCTTTTTTTGCAAAGGTATTAAGTGTTAGTGGAAATAACGCAAAGATACAGCCATTAAATATGATAAAGGCTAATGGTAAGCAAGCACAGAAACAAGCAGTAATTACAGTCCCTATAATGAAAAATGTTCGCAAATTTTCAACAAAAACAGTTACAGTGACAACGGAAATGGACGATAAATTTTCAATGACTATACCTACTATAAGTACTATTTCAGCAGGTGATATTGTTTATTGTTTATGTGGAGAGCGTGACATTACAGAAACAAAAAAAGGTAATTTTGCAACTCCACCAACAGGACATCACCGCATTAGTGACGCTGTTGTAGTAGGAGTGATTTAAGGAGATATAAAATGAGTTTAGATTGCAAAGTAAATGTTGTAATAAATTATAATGGTTATAATAGTGTTACGATAATGCCTAATCCTAAAACTGCAATACAATTATATATTAAAGGAAATGATTATGTAAAAGATAATAACTCAAAATTTTACACAGCAGATAACAGTTACAATGGTAAAGACTTTAGCTATTGGATAGTTACAGAATTAAAAACTAACAGAATTATTAGTGTTAGTTTTTATAAAGATTTTACAATGCTTATTAATTGTGATTGTATCATTAAAGCGGTTTATGGCTCTGATGTAAAAGAGTTTGCATTGATAGGTTATCCTACTTATAAGAGGGAAAAAACAACAGATAGTGATAAGTTATGGACTTATTTTAGCTTGCAGTATGCAACAAATGAAAGAAATTTAATTCGTGATGATACAAGCGGAAACAAATATCAGACAGGTCTTATCATAGAACTTGGTCAATATAAGGTTCTTGGGACAAATGAAGATGGAACTGTGAATACTGATTATTCTAAAATTACTTATGAAAGTGATATTGAACAGGTTAAAACAGCAACAACTACAGAAAACGGCAAAGTAACTAACTATAGTTATAATGATGATACTACTGATAAACGTAAGTTGTACAATTTCAGAGCAACAAATACAAACTATAATAATATGAACAGACTTTATTATGCTGTTTACTTTACTAATACACCAACATATCAGATGTATGTTATGAAAGCATATTATTATGTAATTGTTGACGGAAAAACTATTTTAAGCGACCCCGTTTATTTTAACTTTTATAAAATAGGTAGTACAGGGTGATACTATGGACGGATTTAAAATTGATGAAAATGGTGACGTAATTGTTAATGATACAGATATTGAGTTGACTAATAACAATGAGCTAATTGCTCAAACTGTACGACAAATTTTAAAAACTAATTTGGGCGAATGGTGGTTAAATGAAGATGAGGGAATTGATTTATATAGTATGCTATGCAAAAACCCAAATTACGACCAAATAGAGGATAATGTCAAAAATGCATTGTTGCAAGTAGATAATACATTTGAGTTATTAACATTTGAACATACATACAATAATCGTAAATTAACAATTAATTTCACCGCTCGAAATGAAAACGGCGAAGAAATAGAAGTTACATTATAAGAGGTGATTTTATGGCACTTACAGAGTTGGGATTTGAACGCCCAACATTTGATGATATTTTAGATAATCAAATTGACCGTGCAAAAGAGCTTTTTGGTGAAAATATTGATACATCTGAATTATCTGCTTTAGGAAAATTTATAAGAATAAATACATCAGATATTGACACCCTCTATCAAACTTTAGAGGGTGTTTATTATTCAAGATTTCCGAGAACAGCAAGAGGTGTTAGTCTTGACCGTCTTTGCACGTTTGCAGGAATTAGCAGAAATGCGGCAACTTTTGCAAGATTTAAAATAACAATTAAAGGTACAAAAGGGGCTGTAATACCAGCAGGGTTTGAAATATCAACAGAAAATCAAAGTATTGTGTACCATTTAATTGATGATTACACAATAGGTAGTGACGGCACTGTAGTTGCTTATGTAGAGTGTAACGAAGCAGGAACTATAGGTAATATATCACCCGAATTAATAAACACTATTGTAAATCCGTCTGCTGATGTTAATAGCATAACTGTAGTAGAATTAACAATAGTTGGAAAAGATATTGAAAGTGATACAGATTTAAGAGAAAGATTTAGTATAGCTGTTTCGGGTTCGGGAAGTGGTACATTAAATTCTATTAAAAGTGCGGTTATGTGTGTTGCAGGTGTATATGATTGTGTAATAAAAGAAAATGCTACATCTTCAACTGTTGGAAATTGCTCGCCTTATAGTTTTGAATGTGTTGTAGCTTATGACGGAACAAGTAACACAAAACAGTCAATTGCAGAAGCAATATTCAGCAAAAAGCCCGTAGGCATATCAACAAGCGGAACAAACTCATTGTCTGTAATAGATGACGCAGGAGAGGAACATAATATTAAATTTAGTGATGTTGCCGTTGTTTATATCTATTTTTATGTTAGAGTTAATGGTCATAATTATTCAACTGATACCGAACAAAAAATTAAAGAAAATATTATTGCCCGTACTAATTCATTGGGAATAGGTGATGATGTTTACATATCTAAATATTGGGGTTGCTTTGAATTAGACGGAATAGACGGAGTTGAAAGTTTTAATTTAACAAGAGAAACTGCATACGGGACTGCAAACATTGAAATTGCTGACAACGAAGTTGCAAGAACAAGTGCCGATAGAATTACTGTTGTAATGGCGAAAAAGTAAAATCGGAGGATAATGATATATGTATGAAAAAAACATAAAAAAACTTCCCGACGCTTATTACAAAGGAAAAGACGGAAATAATTATAAATTATTACGGCTTAATGAACTTTCAGCAGAAACCTTTTTTAATGATATGCAAGATGTTCTAAATACGCTTGATTTAGAACAAGCGTATGGAAAAACTCTTGATTTATATGGAAATATGTTACAAGTATTGCGAGGAAGAATGACAGACGAACAATACAGAGTTTCCATAAAAAATAAAATAGGCGAAAATCTATGTCAAAGTGATACTAACAGTGTTTTATATTATTTATCACAAACGTTTAATTGTTCGTTGTCTGATATTTCAATTGATGATGTTAGGGTAAATAAAGTTAATGTAAAAGTGCCATTGGCTAAAAATTTTACTGTTGATTATATTTTATCAATGATTAGTAGATTATTACCTATAACGGTTACTTTATCTGATATTGAATTAACAGGAACATTTGAATTTGGCGGAATTTCACAAGGTATGACTTATAACATTTTAAGCACGCTGACTTATAATGAATTTCAGAAAATAACGTATGAAGTTGTTGAAACATATGTTTGTGAATACGACAAAGACAAAGGATTTGGAAACATAGAACAAACAATAGGTGGCTTTCTCGGTCTATTAAAACAAGGAGGTTAATATGGCAACGAATACACCAAATTTAAGTTTAGTAAAACCTGAATTGCAGGACAATTTCGATTTAAAACTACATTTAAACGATAATTGGGATAAGATTGATACAGCAATATCAGGAAAGGTTGATAATACTGTTGGACTCAAGTTTGCACTTAAAAATAACATTGATGATTGCACAGACGATAAAACGCTTTATCGTGTATACATTAATGACGGTAGTGTTTCAAAGGGCTATCATAATTTAATTTGTATTAATCAAACATACAAAAAAGCACAGTATCTTTTTGCACAGGACGGAAAAATACAGTTTAGGGTATCGTCAAGAAAAAATGACCTTGATGAATGGTCGGATTGGTCGGAGTGGTCCGCTGTAGTAAATGATACTGATTTGTCTAATGCTCTTGCGACAAAGGCTGACAAGTCAACAACATACGATAAAAGCGAGATTGATAATGCTTTATCTACAAAGATTGATAATGTATCAGGAACAGTCAAAACTAACAATATTGCAAGTAAAGCAGTAACAAATGATAAACTTGCAGACGAAGTTAAAACATCAATAAACAATAAAGCCGACAAAGAAACAAGCTACACAAAATCCGAAGTTGATACTAAATTATCAAGCAAGCCCGATAAAGCAACAACACTTGGAGGCTACGGAATTACAGACGCATACACAAGTGAGAAAGTCGATGAATTATTAACTAAACTCGGCACTAAAAACTTTTCGTTTTTACGTGACTCTTTCGGACGAATAATCGACTATACAAGAGATACACGTATAACATCTACATCGTTTAAGCTTTACAATAGTAATGATTTGTCAAAAGGATATTCTGCGTGGTTTGGCAAAACAGTTACCTATGTTGAAAACGGCGCATTAGATACAGCTAACCTTAAAGAAATTGTATGCGAAAATAAGGAAGCTGTACTTGAGAGTGATTATGATGATGTAAAAATAGCAAAAGGCGAAAATCCATACTCTGAATACTATAAATTAGTTTCGCTTGCAAGATTATATAACGAAAAAGCTGACAAAGCAACAACCCTTGCAGGCTACGGAATTACAGACGCTTATACAAGTGAGGAAGTAGATACCTTATTAACTGAAAAAGCTGATAAAGAAAATGTTTACACAAAGGCTGATGTAGATTGTGAAACAAAAAATAATATGCAAGAGATTGTTAATACTTTGCCGAAATGTATGTTGTTACCTGATGCCGATAACACAAGAGCTTTATATGTTGACGGACGATATTTATATAATTGTCACGCAACGAATAGAGCTGTAACGAAATGTGACATTGGCATTGAAACTGACCCAAAAAATATTGAAACAATCGGCGGTCACCCTAAAACATATCCGAGAGGTATGGCGGCAGGAAACGGCTACTTGTATGTTCCTTATCGTGACACGCAGGGAGGAACAAGAACATCGTTTGAAGATGAAGATGTAGGCGGTTATCTTGACACAATCAATCTGTCTAATTTTTCTGTATCCAGTACAATAGCATATCCTCGTGAACCTTATGACCCCGGTGACGGAAGAGGTACAAGGTATTACGGAAAATCGCATAATGCGGCAACGTACAACAATAAATATCTATGCGTTACTCAACAGCTTGGCGGTTGGCTTTTATATGATATATCAGAAAATCCCGTTATTGATGATAAAGTTAAACCATTGTATAAGTGTGATAACAGAGCGCAGTCAACTATAGATAACACAGAGTTTCAACAGCCTGCTTTTTATACGGACGGAACAATGGTTTTTCTTGCGATTACAGGTTATGACCGTCACTTACTTAAAATTTATAATTTAAATGACCCGACTTATCCTATCTGTGTTTATTCAGGTGATTTAAGGGAGTTATGGCAACACGGAAATACAGCCTATCTGCATACAATGGGATTAGTATGTAGGTATCCGTATATCTACTGTACGGTAGCTCCGTTTCCTGACAGCGAAACTGTAAAATATTCTACTGATTTCGAAAACACAATGCAGGGTGTAGCAGTAGTCGACGTGTCGGATATAAACAGGGTAAAGGTTAATTTTTATAAAATCCCTGACGAAAGCAGGACGATTAATTCAGGCGGTGAGCCGTCACCTCAAAGCATAGCTGTCACAAAAAATCATCTTGTTATGGATATGTTCGATAAAGGCGTATCGGTTTGGTCTTTGGCTAACCCTGCCGAGCCGAAGTTTTTAGGCAATCTTGATACAGGAGCAACTAAAGTATGCAGTGTTTTATCAACCGAGGACGGCAGAACATTTGTAGGTACAGAGTATCAAGGTGGCAACCTTACTATGTATCGTGGAATATAAAAAATTATTTTGGAGGAGATAAAAATTATGGCGAATTGGAACAATACAAGTCCTAACTGGCAAGCAACTGGAATAGAGCCGCCCGACAGTTTAAAAAAGTCGGGATTTCTTGAGGGATATAAACCGCCTGCTGAATATTTTAATTGGCTGTTTACTCAAATATCAAAATGTATAACAGAGTTACAAGGGTATGCAACTCCAACAGTAGGAACATATAGAGGTACAGGTGAAACAACAAATTTAGCTTTTGCGTCACTTGGATATAAGCCTAAAAAAGTTGAGATATTACAAAACGCAGATACAAACTGTACACCGTTGCATTTGATACAAGGAGCACCTTATTCAGCACAAATAAAATCATCAACAAATACACAGACGGTAACGGCAACTTGGACTAATAGCGGTTTATCATTTAGTGGAAGTAGTGCAAGTATTGCAATGAATGAAACAGACACAACATATTACTATATTATCTATAAATAAGGAGGATTTAATATGTTAAGGTATGCAATTTTAAACAATTTTGGAATGGTAGAAAGGATAAAGGAAGTGTCACAAGCACTTGCTAATCCTCCACCCAGTTGGATATTAATTGCAGATAGTTGTACTAATGACATTATAGGCAAGTATTATGTAAACGGTGAGTTTGTGGAACAAGCTAATACACAGCAAGCAAGCGTAATGTCATTAAATAACTCAACAAATGATATTACATATACTCCAGTGTATAGCACTTATGAGATTTACAGAAAATCTGATGTAAATCACGATTTGGAACAGGATTTAGGAGCAATAGAAACAGATATTGCAAACCTTGAAACAGGAAAAGCAGACGCAGAACACACGCATAGTCAGTATGCTACCACAGCAGATGTAAACACGGCTTTAAGCGGTAAATCTGACACAACGCATAATCACGATACCGTTTACGCACCTATAAATCATACCCACGCTGAATATGCAACTAATACGGCATTGAGTGAGGGATTGAGTGGCAAGGCTGACAGCGTACACACGCATAGTCAATATGCAACAACGGACGCTATGACAACCGCTTTATCGGGAAAATCTGATACTACACATATTCACGCAACAGCAACAGAAACAGCAGACGGCTTTATGAGCAAAGAAGATAAGGCAAAGTTGAACGGAGTTGCAACAGGGGCAAATAATTATGTTCACCCTGCAAGTCATTCAGCAGATATGATAACAGGACTTGCAGATGTAGCAACAAGCGGAAGTTACAACGATTTAAGCGACAAGCCTACTATTCCTACAACGCTACCTGCAAGCGGTGGTAACGCAGATACAGTTGACGGTAAACACGCTACAGATTTTGCAACGGCAACACATACGCATAGTGATTATGCAACTAATGAGGATTTAACAACACTTGAAACAACTGTAAACGGCAAGGCAAATGTTTCTCATATTCACTCACAAAGTGATATAACAGGACTTTCAACAGCGTTGAGCGGTAAAGCTGACGCAACACATACACATAGTGATTATGCACTTGCAACAGATGTTGAGGATTTAACAGATACAGTAAATAGAAAAGCAAATGCTACCCATACACATTCGCAAAGTGATATTACAGGATTAGAAACTGCATTGTCTAACAAAGCAAATGTAAATCATACTCATAGTGATTATGTTACCAACACGGACTTTGAAACTCTATCAGATACAGTTGACGGAAAAGCAAACGTAACTCACACACACGCACAAAGCGACATAACAGGTCTTACAACGGCTTTATCGGGCAAGGCTAATACAAATCACACACACAGCAATTATGCTCTTGTAAGCGATTTAAACGACCTTTCTGATACTGTTGACGGAAAATCAAATGCGAGTCATACGCATACTCTTGATGAAATATCAGACACAACAGGCTATGTTAAAATGACGGCGGCAGAACGTACAAAGTTAAGTGGTATTGCAACAGGAGCTACAAAAACAACGATTGACAGCGTTTTGAGTACAACAAGTACAAATCCAGTGCAAAATAAAGCTGTAAATTCTGCATTATCGGGCAAGGTTGATAAAGTTGACGGTAAATCACTATCAACAAATGATTATACAACCGCAGAGAAAAATAAACTTGCAGGAATAGCAACAGGGGCAAACGCTTATACTCACCCTACATATACGGCAAAAACGGCAGGACTTTATAAAATCACTGTTGACGGAACAGGACATATAAGTGGAGCAACGGCAGTTTCAAAATCTGATATTACAGATTTAGGAATACCGTCAACAAACACTACATACAGTGTAGCAACTACAAGTACAGCAGGTTTGATGAGTTCAACAGACAAGTCTAAACTTGACGGAATTGCGACAGGTGCTAACAATTATACACACCCAACAACACACCCCGTATCAATGATAACGGGGCTTTCTGACGTGGCTACAAGTGGCAGTTATAACGATTTATCAGATACGCCTACAAGTATGACACCGACAGCGCATACTCACGCACAGAGCGAAATTACAGGGTTAGAAAGTGCATTAAGCGGAAAGGCAAATACATCACATTCTCATAGTGCAGTAACAACATCTGCAAATGGATTTATGACAGCAAGTGACAAAACAAAACTTGACGGAATATCAACAGGAGCGAATAAAACTATTGTAGATACAGCTTTAAGCTCAACAAGCACAAACCCAGTGCAGAATAAAGTTATTAACACTGCTCTTGCAGGAAAAGCGTCAACAAGTCATACACATAATGTTTCAGATATTAGTGGTACATTGCCTATTACAAAAGGCGGTACAGGAGCAACAACAGCGGCGGCGGCTCTTACAAATTTGGGAGTTACAGCAACAGCGGCAGAACTTAATAAAATGGACGGAGTAACCGCTACAACAGCAGAATTGAATTATGTTGACGGTGTAACCTCAAATATCCAAACACAGCTTAATGGCAAGGCGGCAAGCGGACACAATCATAATAGTGCTTATATTGCCAAATCATTGCAAATGACAGCAAATGACGGAGATGTTGAGGTAAGTTGGACAGACCAAGATGTTGTTGCAAAAATTAAGGCTCTCGGTTCGGGATTTCATACAGCTTATGCAAAAAGTGGAACTACAAACAATCCAAAAACAACCGAAAGTTGGCGTTTTATGGTACATAAAACAGGCTCTGCTAATTATGGTTGGGTAATGGCTTTTGGTGCATACGGCAGTGTATATACTGGATATGTAGATAACGGAACTTGGAAAGGTTGGAAGTGCATATTTGACGCTTCACCTGCACCACTTTGGACTGGCAAATTGTATATGTCAAGTCCTAACAGCACACCGCAGACAGTCACACCGTCAAAGAAATTATCAGAATGTCGTAACGGTTGGCTTTTGCTTTGGTCTGATTATGACAAAGACACATCAACAGCAAATGATAGTGACTTTGTTACTACAATGATACCGAAGAAAAACCCGACAGGCGGTAATTGGGGCGGAAAAGCGTTTTATTGTGATATTCCCCGATATATTGGTAGTGATGTCAATGATGTTGATACTGAACGCCGTATAATCAAGAGTATTTATATTCACGATGATTGTATTAAAGGCTCGTTTAACAACGATAAGGACGAACGAAATGACGTTGTTCTTCGTGCTGTTATGGAATATTAATGTAGGAGGATAATGAATGTGACACCTGAACAGATTGCAGTACAATTTGAAAATCACGAACAAGAAATTAAAAGCCTTAAACACCGTATGGACGAACGAGAAAAGTCAGATAAAACACTAATAGAATTAACAACATCTGTTAAGACACTCGGCGTAAATATGGAATATATGGTAAAAGAACAGCAAAAGCAAGGGGAACGCCTTGAAAGACTTGAACACGAACCTTTAGACAACTATAAATACTATAAAAGAGCAGTTATAGGTTGTATTATTACAGGCATTATCGGTGCTATTATAGGGGCTGTTCTTGGAATGATATTAAGATAATTAGGAGGATTTTATTATGGAAAATATTTTCGGAATTGCAACAATACCCAGTATTATTATTATTTGTTATCTTATTTCACAAGGAATTAAAACAACACCGCTTGATAACAAGTATATACCTATTATCAGCGGAGTTGTAGGTGGTATTCTCGGAGTAGTAGCAATGTTTATTGTCCCTGATTTTCCTGCTAATGATTATCTTATGGCGATAGCAATAGGCATTGTAAGCGGTCTATCAGCAACAGGAATAAATCAGATTTACAAGCAATTATCCAATAAATAACAAAACAAGGGAGGTCTTAATTGACCTCCCTTTATTTTTTTTGCTCATTATCTTCTAATTCCGCTAAATTCCATAACAACTCATTTCTTTTCTTTTCAAGTAATTCAATTTCAGCAACTTTCTTACTGCAAACCTCTTTAATCTCATAAATTGTTAAATCAGTTTTGAGTGTTTCACCTCTATTGTATTGTTCAATCAGTTTACGCCCTCTCCTTAATGATTTATCAACCTTTTCTAATTCATATCCTAAACCTTTAATTGCGTAATTCAAAATTTCTTTATATTCCATAGTTATCACCCTTTCAAATTATAACATAACTACTTTCTATTTTTATTATATCACATTTGTATAATAATATACAAAAATATTATATCAAGTTTGGTTATTTTACCGATTGAAATTGTTATACAAAAGTATTATAATATAATCACAAAATAAAGAAAGAGGTATTTATTATGACAAACACAAAAATTTTACTTTTAAACGAATTATCAAAATCATACAACAATTCACATTGTGATTGGTATTTAAAAGCAATCGAAGCTATTGCAAATGTTGAACTTCCTGATTTAAAAGACGGTAGAGAATATTCTGTTACTTGGAAGCTTAACGGTGTAACAGTTATAACTAACAGAGAAATTTGGGACGAAAAATTAAGATGTTACATCTTCGCAGATGAAGAAATTTTAATGACATTGAAATTCTGATAAGGAGAAGCGGAGAGTGTAAACAACACTCTCCGCAAAAAGGTAAAAATAAATGAATTGGAAAAATATTAACATCAATACAAATTTAATCAAAACTGAAACTGAAAAAGCGGTTTTATTCAAAATGCCACATAATTCAAAATATGACGGATATGTATTTTGGCATTCGTCAAAATTAGTGAGAAACGGCAGACATTCAGCCGCCGTGTCGGTAGGATATACAGAGGAGTTTCAATTTAATCTTAAAAAGTATGGAAACGGTGTATATAACAGGCGTGAAGTAATTTCAGAAAAAACAATAGGTGTTTCTGAATTTGAAGAAGCGTTTGGTATTATTGATAAAAATATATCAAAGAAAGAGTTTAAAAATCCATATGAAACTCACAAACCTGTAGAAAAAGAAGCAGAAAAGGCAGAGGCTATAGATGAACTCAAAGACGAATAATCAACAGTCAGCGTTTGATAAATTATCAAAGTTAAAAGTTGGTGCTTTGTTTATGGAGCAGGGAACGGGCAAAACAAAGGTAGCCCTTGACCTTATTGCAAGTAAGATACATAAGGTTGATTATGTACTTTGGATTTGCCCTTACTCCCTCAAAAATGAAATTGAAACGGAACGGCAGAAATGGCACTCTGAATTAACGCTTGATATTGTGGGTTGTGAAAGTATCGGAAGTAGTGACCGAATATATCTTGATGTGCTTGAAAAAATGCAAAATAAACGGTGCTTTGTGGTAGTTGATGAAAGTTTAAAAATTAAGAATAAGGACGCAAAACGAACAGAAAGAATATTAAAAATCGGCGAGTTAGCAACCTACAAATTGATTTTAAACGGCACACCACTTTCCAAAAATGTCCTCGACCTTTGGACGCAAATGCAATTTTTATCCCCAAAAATCCTCAATATGAGTTACAACGAATTTAAAAATACCTATTGCGAGTATTACATTAGAGGGAAATTGAAAGGAATTGTAAAAAAACAGCATAATATTGAGCATTTAATAAGTCTTATTCAGCCTTATATTTTTGATTGTAAACTTGATATTGAAGCGAAAAAGAGGTATCACGATATATATTATTTAATGAATTGTAAGGAATATGCAGAATATGAATTTATAAAAAATGAATATCTTGAAAAAGTGATTGATGATATGAGCAATATTGACTTTTTCGCATTTTCTCAATTATTACAATCTCATTATTGTAGTGTGACTGATAGGGAAAATAAGTTAAATAAGTTGATAAATGATATTGAGGGTAAAGTAATAGTATTTGTAAAATACCTTAAAAGCATACCTGACGGAGCGTTAAAGGTTGTAGGTGATATGAATACAGAGCAGAGAAAAAATGCAATACAGAGGTTCAGAGAGAACGAAAGAGTGCTATATATTACTTACGGTTGCGGTGCTTTTGGGCTTAACCTACAATTTTGCAAAAACATAATATTTGCTGAACATACCTTTGATTATGCACAAAGAGAACAGGCAGAAGCAAGGATATACAGAATAGGGCAGGAATATGATGTTGATTATTACAACCTTTGGTGTAATGTAGGACTTGAAAGACTTATACAAGGTAGTTTAGATAAAAAGTCGAATTTGCTTGATGAAGTAAAAAAAGAGATAGCACAGAAAGGAGTAAAAGAATGGGTAAAAAGTATTTAGATGTTGATGTTTATACAGCGTCAGTTGAGCGAATATCTTATATTTTCAATGAATTTGATAATATTATTGTTGCTTTTAGCGGTGGCAAGGATAGCGGAATTTGCCTTAATCTTTGCTATGATTACGCAAAAGAGCATAATATGCTTGATAAATTAGCTATGTATCATCTTGACTATGAAGCACAATATCAAATGACAACCGATTATGTAACGGAAACATTCACAAAATTCAGTGATATAAAGCGGTATTGGTTATGTTTACCCATTAAGGCTCAATGCTGTTGTAATATGCAAGGTGCTTACTGGACACCGTGGGAACAATCTAAAAAGGATATATGGGTACGAGATATTCCAGATTATAGTTATGTGATAAATCAAGATAATTGCGAATTTGTTTATAATGCACCTGATTATGAAGTACAAGACAATTTTTGCGTGTGGTATAAGAAAACACACGGAAATAAAAAAACAATCGTTATAACAGGAATAAGAGCAAGTGAGAGTTATACACGCTATATGAGAGCAAAAACCGATATACGCAAATACAAAAGCAAAAAGTATGTACTTGAACAAAATTGTGGTGTTTATCACGGATTTCCTATCTATGATTGGGAAACACAAGATGTTTGGATATACAACGGAAAATATGAAAAGCCGTATAACAAATTATATGATTTATATTATCAAGCAGGAATGGGAATAGAACAAATGAGAGTTGCAAGTCCGTTTAATGATTGTGCAGGTGCTACACTAAAATATTACAAAGTGATTGACCCGAATAATTGGGGGAAAATGGTGGGCAGAGTAAACGGAGTAAATTTTTTAGGTTTATATGGTGATACAACCGCTATGGGTTGGAAAAAGATTAAAAAGCCCGACCATTTTACTTGGAAAGAATATTGTTATTTTTTGCTTGATACCCTTGATGATAAAACTAAACAACATTACCTTGAAAAACTCAATACTTCAATTAAATTTTGGAAAGAAAAAGGCGGTTGCCTTGATGATGAAACAATATCCGAACTTGAAGCAGAAAATGCCGAATTTAAAAACAAAGGAAAAATAAGCAAGCAATCAAGTAAAGATGTTATTGCATTTGATGATTATTTAGATGATACAAATTGCACAAAATTTAAAGAGATACCAACATACAAAAGAATGTGCGTTTGTATCATCAAAAATGATTATTACTGCAAGTATATGGGATTTACTCAAACGAAAAACGAAATTAAAAAACGCCGTAAAGCGTTAGAAAAATACAAGAATTTATAAGGAGAGATAGATATGTTTATAGAAGAAATAACTTATCCAAATGTAAAAAAAGGTAAATATAAAGTAACTGAAAATGGCGTAATTTTAGATACAAATGGAAAAGAAATATCTCAAAGAAAAGATAAGGACGGTTATTATATAGTCAATTTGAAAAATGAGCAAGACCATTCACAAACTTTTAAAGTTCATAGACTTGTTGCTTATGAGTTTTGCGAAAATGATAATCCTGAAACAAAAACACAAGTAAATCATATAAACGAAAATAAGGCAGATAATCATTATTCAAACCTTGAATGGTGTACACACACATACAACATAAACTATGGAATGAGAACAGAAAAATCTGTTAAACACAGAGAACGCCCGATTATTTTGAAAAATCCAAATACAGGAGATGTTATTAAATTTAACAGTATGTCCACAGCTTGCAGAGTGCTAAATTTAGATATGCGACATTTGGGTGAAGTGCTAAATGGAAAAAGAAAAACTACTGGCGGATATACTGCTTGGTACGCCGAAAGCCCTGTATATGATGTTATCCCTGTACCAATAGAAAAGATACAAGCTAATTCTTATAATCCAAATAAGGTTTCACCTCCTGAAATGAAATTATTGTATCAATCAATAAAAGAAGATAAGTACACAATGCCGATTGTCTGCTATTACTTAAAAGATGAAGATAAATACGAAATAGTTGACGGATTTCACCGTTACCGCACAATGATTGAACACAAAGACATATACGAGCGTGAAAACGGTTGTCTGCCTGTTGTAGTAATTGATAAAGATATATCAAACCGAATGGCAAGCACTATCAGGCACAACAGAGCAAGAGGAAGTCACAGTATAGAACTAATGACTAATATTGTTGCTGAATTGGTTGAAAGTGGAATGTCAGACGCTTGGATAATGAAAAATATAGGAATGGACGCAGAGGAACTATTAAGATTAAAACAGTTAAGCGGTTTACAAGCGTTATTCAAAGATAAAGACTTTTCTAATGCGTGGGAATAATGTTTCATTATGAAACTTATACAAAAAACCTCTTAAAATTTGTGTATTTTACCGATTGAAATTATTATGCAATAGTATTATAATAAATATATAAAATAAAGAAAGAGGTAATCAAAAATGACAAATGTAGCAATCATTGAAAAAGAAAGCATAAGACTTGTAGAACAAGGAGTTTTGCAAATGATGAATATAGGTGAAATGGAAATGCCTGAACCTATACATACCTTTCAAGCGTGGAAGTCTTTAGGATATGTAGTTAAGAAAGGCGAAAAGGCAATAGCAAAATTCCCAATATGGAAGTACACAAGCAAGAAAGTTGAAACAGATAACGGAGAAGAAGAAACATCAAATATGTTTATGAAAACGGCGGCGTTCTTCAAATTCTCACAGGTTGAGAAGATAGAAGCAAAGGGGGTGTAACAATGAAATTCCCGAGCAGAGAAACCGTTGAAAGAGTAAGAGCGAAATATCCTAACGGCACAAGAATAGAACTTGTATCAATGGACGATGTGCAAGCACCGCCCATTGGCACAAAAGGAACGGTAAAGGGCGTTGATGATACTGCAAGCCTTTTAGTTGATTGGGATAACGGAAGCAGTCTTAATGTAATTTACGGTGTAGATATAGTTGTTAGAGTGAAAGGAGAATAAAAATGACTGAATTAGAGAGAACACAAACAGCATTATTTACAGTGATTAGAAATAGTCAAGTAATGCCAGTAGGAATTAAATTAGGCAAAAGTATGGAAGAAATAAATAGAATGACTGTTGCAACAATGATTGAAATTTTCAAGTCTATTGATTTTGACCGTGCATTTAAAGAATATAAACAAGGTAAAGAAGCATTTTTATATGGGGAAATAAACAATGACACTTGAATTAAAGATGAATAAAAATGATTTCTTTAACAACTCAACAGAGCCTTACCAACTCGGAGGAGTAAAAGAAATTACAGACAAAACAGGATACGGCAAAGGACACTTTGCAATAACAATTTTTGATAGACGAGTATTTATAACTGAATGTTATGAGTATGTCAAAGACGCTGACAGCGGAAAGTATTTTGTAAAAAACGGAAAGTGGGTGGCTGATGATGAATGAAAGACAAGACCATATAAGTTGGCTATTAAGTTGCCCTTGTAATGACTGTAATTTTAAATCACATCTAAAACAAGCGTATGCAAAAGATATAGCATATACTATTGAGGTTTTACCCGAAAAAGGCAATAAGTCGAAAATAACCGCACTTAAAAGAGAATTGAAACATAGAGTGTACGAAGTCAACACTTTTAAGGAAAACAGCGAAATTGCTACATCAAACACATTTACTGATTATTATGAAGCGTTAGTATTTTATAACAATTTACTTGATGATTACAAAGAATTTATTGAAAAATTTTTTGTTGATAAGAATAGTGAATATGATGATAGTGAGTATGATATTGATAATATAAAATATTATTTTAAGAATATGGAAAGGTAAGACGCAATGGAAACTATATACGGAAATGGAGCAACATTTAAGATAAATCAAGAGAGTGACGGTTGGTGGAGCATTTACCGTGTAAATAATTTTACTTATGAATTAGAGCCACTAATTCAAGCAAAAGACAGGGAACACGCATTATCTTATATAGATATGATAGAAGTGCCGAGAGTACAGTTAACGAGAATATAGAAAGGTAAAGTAACAATGAGTAATGTTTTACAGATAGTAGAGAACGAACAGACAAGCGAGTTTTATCCTACACCGCAGAGCCTTGTTGACAAAATGTTGCAGGGTATTGATTGGAATTACATACACACGATATTAGAGCCGTCAGCAGGTAAAGGCGATATTTTGAAAGAGATAGCCAAAAAAGAAGGTAACTATCATAGAATTGAATTTGATGTTGATTGCATTGAAATTGACCCAAATTTAAGGCAAGTGCTGAAATATAATTTTTCAGATGAAAGGAAATATAAATTAGATTATAATGACGCAGAAAAAAAGTGTTTCTTTGAAAAAGGAATACACATAGTACACGATAATTTCCTCACTTATAACCCCTTTAAACAATATGACCTCATTATAATGAACCCTCCATTTTCAAACGGAGATAAACACCTCCTGAAAGCCCTCAAAATGCAAGAAAAAGGCGGTAATATAATTTGCCTGCTAAATGCCGAAACGCTTAAAAACCCATATACAGAAACACGCAGAACACTATTAGAATTACTTAACAAATATAACGCTCAAATTGAATATATTAACAACGCTTTTGTATCGGCAGAACGCAAAACAGGCGTTGAAGTTGCATTGATAAAGGTTGCTATTGAACAGGTGAAAGAGGAAAGCGACATTTACAATCGTTTCAAAAAGGCTGAACATATAGAAGATGTGTATGAAGATGTTACCGAACTTGAATTAACTGACTATATCAAGGCGGCGGTAAATCAATTCAATGTTGAGGTTAAGTCAGGACTTGAACTAATAAGGCAATACAGAGCATTAGTACCTTATATGCAGAATAGTTTTGATGATGAATATAGGAAGCCAATATTAAGGCTTGTAAATAGCTATGATAGAAGTTATAACGATTGTGTACCAATTAACGATTATTTAAAAGATGTTCGATTGAAATATTGGAGGGCATTATTATCAAATCCAAAATTTATTGGCAAATTAACAAGTAAACTGCAAGACGAATACAGAGAAAAAGTGCAAAAACTTGCTGACTATGATTTTACAGAGTTTAACATTTACACACTATCAGTTGAAATGAACTCACAAATAAAGCAAGGTATTGAAGATGAGATAATAGCAATGTATGACCGATTGACAGAAACACATTCATATTATCCTGAATTTTCAAAGAATAGGCATTATTATAACGGTTGGAAAACAAACAGTGCTTATAAGATTAATAAAAAGGTTATTTTGCCTTGTCACGGTGTATTTAGTAGTTGGAGTGGTGAACCTCGTTCATATGAGGCAAGAAAAGTGTTAGAAGATATTGAAAGAATACTAAACTTTCTTGATGGTGGTATGACAAGAGAGGTTGACAGTTGGTTAAGAATACAAAATTATTTTGATTTAGGTGAAACAAAGAATATAGAATGTAAATTTTTCAAAGTCAATTTTTATAAAAAAGGTACGGTACATATTACTTTCACTTGCCCCGAATTGATAGACCGCTTTAACATTTACGCAGGACAGCGTAAAGGGTGGTTACCACCTGCATACGGCAAAAAGAAATATAAAGATATGACAGTCGAAGAAAAAGAGGTTATAGACAGTTTTCAGGGTGAACAAGCCTATAACGAGGTTATGGCAAAATCAAATTATTATCTTGCACCTGTTACAAATAATCAAGTGCTGATGTTAGGAGAATAACATAATGAGAAAATTTAAGAAATATTGGGTTATTTGCCCCAAACAAGTTGAAGTTCCATATATTAACTCATATCGTATGGCAGATTCAAAAAAAGGGTGTCGGTTTGAAATTGTTGCAGATTATGATAATGAAAATGACGCTATAAATAAAGCAGAAGAAATTATTGGTAGCGGTAAATATGCATTAATTCACAATAGCGTTGAACATATTGACTACTATAAAAGAAAAAATTGGGGAAAGGATAATTTAAATGACATTTGTAGAATATTTTGAAAAATGGGTAAACCTTTATAAAGTTGGAGCGGTTAGAGATGTAACATTAAAAAAATATATGCTTACTTTATCGTGGCTAAAAAAACTTGCAGGTGATTTACAATTAAGCGAACTTAACAGGATTGTTTATCAGGAAATAATAAATAAATATTCAGAAAATCACGAAAAGCAAACTGTTTATGATTTTCATCATCACTTAAAATCTGTTATTTTAGACGCTATTGATGATGGACTTGTAGAGAAAGACCCTACACGTAAAGTTGTTATAAAAGGAAAACAACCGAGAAAAAAGAAAATAAAATTTTTAAATCTATTTGAGTTGCAAAAACTAATATCAGACTTAAAATTGGACGATAAACCCAATTATGATTGGCTTATCCTTTTGATTGCCAAAACAGGTATGAGATGTTCTGAAGCCGTAGCATTGACACCGAATGATTTTGATTTTAATAGGCAATATATTATTGTGAATAAAACTTGGAATTATAAAGATGGTGGAGGATTTGTACCTACAAAAAATAAATCGTCAGTCAGAAATATACAAATTGATTGGCAAATAATAGGGCAATTTTCAAACGTTATAAAGGGGCTTCCAAAAGACGAACCTATTTTTGTTAGTAAAGACAAACCTTTTTATAATTCTACATTGAATGATATTTTGGTTAGACATTGTAAAAGACAAGGTATTCCTGAAATAAGCGTACACGGATTAAGACATACACACGCTTCTATTTTGCTTGCGTCAGGAGTATCTATTGCAAGTGTTTCACGAAGATTAGGACATAGCGATATGGCTACAACTCAAAAAGTATATTTACACATAATTCAAGAATTAGACGATAAAGATACAAATACAATTATGCGTACTATGGCAATATTATAAAGAGATGGTGTTATAATTATGGTTACTAAATCCGACACTAAATTAAGAATTTTAGCCGTAAATAAACTATTACACGAATATCCTAATGGACTATCAATTAAAGAAATATTAGACAAATTACATAATATATACAATATTTCAGCAGATAGAAAATCAATTTATGATAATTTGAACACGATAACCTATTTTTGCAATTTACAAATTACCAAAGAACATAAATACAAAATAGAAAATATGTTGTAATTATAATGCAAATGTATTATAATATACAGAGAAAGGGTGATAATATGAAAGCGATTATTAAAGAGGTTGGCAAGAGTCCACGGGTTGAGGACATCAAGAACGATTTAGAAACACTTAAATCACTTGTAGGCGGTTATATTGAAGTCGTGAGAATGGAAGAAAACATTTTGCTTATATGCAACGAGGAAGGCAAAATAAACGGTTTACCTCCGAATTTCTCAATGGGATATGATGTTATTGTCGGTACTGCTGTTTTCGTTGCATTTGACGGTAAAGAGGACTTTACAGGGCTATCAGATACACAGATGTTATTGATTATGGATAAATTAAGTTAAGGGAATGAGCATAATGCCAAAACTAATTAACGGTGAAAACTACTTCAATGAAGTGTCATTTAACAAGGCTTGTAAAGCGTTAGAGCAAGGCGATACTATTACGGTTTACATTGACAGCATAGGTCATACACGAAACAATAACGAGCAAGAAGCATATAGAGAAGCATTAATTCAAAAATACGGCGATAATTTGAGTGTTGAAAGTTCAAAAGGAACATATAGTTACAACTATTCGTATAAATTGATTTATTTAAGAAAGTAGGTGATTGAATGGGAGTAAGAGGTATGACACCGCAAAAAGCCGCAAAAATTTGGAGAGGTAAAACAAAGCTACACAGATTAAGAGTTAAAAATCATTTATCGCAAAATGAGTTGTCTAATGTGTCAGGTGTACCAAAATCAACAATTATTTGTTATGAGAACAAAAGCAGACCTATTGAGAGTGCAAAACTTAATACCTTGTGTGATTTAGCGAATGTGCTTAATTGCAAAATTGATGATTTGCTTGAAAGCAAAGAATTGATAGAAAAATACAATAAAGTGAAATAAAGGAGCGTAACAATGACAAAAGAAGAAATGCTAAAGATAGCAGAAATCGCAAAGAGAGCAGACGAAAAAGGCTTACTGATGTTTGATAGAATGTCCTTGATTATGGATATTCAAGCGGCACACGAACAATTTAATTTGAAGTTGGACGATTTATTAAAGGCTGATGATTTTGATTTTAAACACGATATTTTAGGAATACAGCAAAATATAAATAGGAAAACGAAAAAGATAGAAAACTATTTTTTACCGAGATATGCAAGTTAATAACCCACTTTTGTGGGTTTTTTTATGAAACAAAAATGAAAACGCTTGCAAGATGAATTTAGGTGATAAGAGTGGCAAAAATAATTAATTTTCAAGAAGTTATGGAAGAACGCTACCAATTTTGGGTTAATGATTATCTTATAATTCCAGATGTGCTTTTTGAAAAAGGGAAACTAACTCACATTGAACATACTTTAGCTTTTTTGATTGAAGGTGGAGTTTTTAATTTTCAAGAAATAAGAGATGAATTAAATAAAAATAATATTTGCTTGAACGAAGATTATTTTGAAAAGGCAAAAATTTTGATAGAAAGAGGTACATATTAGTGAGTAAACAAATTGAACTAAAAACTTCATACGAAGATTTACAAAAAGAGTGCATAACAGCGGAAATTGAAAACTATGCATTAAAGGGTTGCCTTGAAAGTTGCCAAAGACAAATAAAAGAAATTGCTGACTTTGCAGAAAGCCACGATTTTGTCGGTGATATGATGATATTAGGAACGGCTAATAATGTATTGAAAGAAATTAAGTTTATATTAAATAAGGAGCATATAAATGATTGATAGAAAACAAGGTTGCAAATATTGCAAGGGCAGAGCATATACAAAAAAGCCATTAACTGTTATTACAAAATACGGAAAAAGAATAGAGATTACTTTTGAGTTCTGCCCAAAATGCGGCAGACCACTTAATAACTTACAAAAGAGCGTGAATAATATTAAAGATAATTAAGGGGGCGAATAATCGCCCCTCTTTTTTATATAGCAGAAATCAATTTCTTACCTAACTTTTCTAAATATATTCGATAAAAAATATAATCATCTTCACTATCAAAAGCATTGCCTTTGTCATAAATAATCAATGCTGTTATATAGTGTTCAACGATAACTTTGTTTATAGCTTCATAGAATATATTACCCTCAAAATCTAATACCTTGTGTTCAATAGAATACCCATACCGTTTAGCAAATTCAGCACATACATTGAATTGTTCGTAAATTGGAATATCCTTGTCATTCCGTACATATATTACAGCTTGCATACTGTTCACTCCTTATTGTTGGCGTTTGATGTTTTTGTATAAGCTCCATTTCGGCTGTCCGTGCGGCACTTTATAAACAATTTTATCAGCAGTCGGGGAGACAAAGAGGTAAATCTTTATCTCCTCATTATCTATAACGATTTTATCAACAAAGTTATTAAAAATAGTTTGTAAAACCTCATCATCTGTTGTATCGGAAATAGTCAACATCTTATTGAGGTAGTCAACTATCATAGCGTGAGATATAGCAGTTTTAGTCTGCTGTTCAATTGAAAGTATCTGCACATCTAACTCTTTTGCTCGTTCTTCATATTTTGCCATATGCTCTGCAACATAAGCATTATTGACTAATCTTAATGACCGTAATTCTAACAACTCGGATATTTGAGATTTTATGGTTGATAATTCTTTCTTTAACTGTTTGAGTTTTGATTTTTGACTATCAGGATTTTCACCTAATTTTGATATAATCTCATTAGCGATTTGATAAATAGCCTTTTCGTTTAATATGTGATTTTTAATCTCATTTAAAACAGTTTCTTCCAAAAAATCCTTTCTTATTCTCTTGCAGGAACATTCAGCATATGTTTTACTTGTGCTACATACATAATATTTATAATCATATTTTTTACCACGTTGAACGCTTGCACTTCTTATTCCGAAGAAGTGTTTTTTACATTTACCGCAAATTATTTTCCCTGTTAAAGAATATAAATCTTTTCTCTTTCGAGGTCTAACATAATTTTGGCTTTTATGCCGTTTCTGCACTCTATCCCACAAAACTTTATCAATTATAGGTGGAATAATGTCATATACAACAATAGGCTCGTGACCTTGTGCGTTATATCGCAATACTCCGATATAAAAATCATTTCTTAACATTCTTGCAATTGATGTTGTTCCAAACGATTTACCTTGTCTTGTAGCCGCACCAATGCTCTTTGTATAGTCTTGCAGATACTTCAAAGAATAGTTATCTGCATACAATTCAAATAGTTTTTTTACAACCTCTTTTTCATATTCATCAGGTACATATCTTTTTCTTACCTTTTTACCGTATTGAACAACCTCTAATTTATAACCGTATGGAACTGTACCGCCTGCAAAGAAACCCTCTGACACCATTTCACGCATAGCACTTTTAACGTGGTCGCTGATAACTGCACTTTGGTATTCGTCAATGTTTGCCATAACACCTATCATAAGTTGCCCTGATGATGTTTCATCATCTACTAATTGAGTGACAGATATTAGCTTTACATTATGCTTTTTAAACATTTTACGGTACTTGTGGCTTTCATAAGCGTTACGGAATATACGGCTGAACTTATATACTACAACAACATCTATCAATTCATTTTTGACATCATTTATTAACTCGTGGAACGCTTCACGCCCTGCAACCTTTGTTCCTGTTATTGCTTGGTCTATATAAGTTTTAGTCAATGATAAACCTTGTTTGTTTAAATATTCTTGACATTCGGACATTTGATATTCGATAGAATATCCGTCATCTTGCTTTGTATCTGAATATCTTGCATATAGTCCTACTCTTATATGCATTTTTTCACTCCTCACAGTTGTAAATAAATCTTCATTATTGATTTATAAATTTCCTCTTTTTCTTCTTTTGAAATATCATTGTTGCAAAATACGCTTTTAGCACGACTTAATAATTCAAACCGTTCATCTTTAGTATCAATACCAAAGTAGGACAAAGATACACCGTAAAACTCTGCAAATCGGCTCAAATCCGATAAATGCGGACTTCTACGGCTACATTCATAATTAGATATTGTGCAACGGCTTATACCTAATTTTTCACTTAATTGTAATTGTGTTAGTCCTCTCCCCTTTCTCAAAGTTTTTAATTTGTTGCCGATGTCAGACATTGAATATATCACCTCCTGCTAATAGAGTAACACACTTTTAACACTTATAAAAACAAAATGTTTCTTTTCGTTGCATTTTTGTATTGCGTTGGAATAATTTTTTTAATATAATTTTTGTGAAAAGTTGTAATGAATAGAAAAGTAGGTGCTTGTAATGAGGAATAATCGTGGCTTAACTGTTCAAGACAGAATTAATGAAAGTTTTGATATTGCAAGAGAATTAAACGGACAAGACAGAAAGGCATTTGCTTTGCGTGCTATTAGTGTTGCAGATTTTGCATTAGAATTTGGCTTGATTACACTTGAAGAATGGGAACAACATCTATCAGACTATTTAGATATAATTTAGCAAATTATTTTTTTAATTATAATGATACATTTTGTTATCATACGTATGCAAAATGTATAAAAAAGTTGTTGTAAGTTTGTGAAAATTGCGAATAGAAATTGTTATATAAATGTATTATAATAAAGACACAATAAAGAAAGACGAAAGTCAAGAAAGAGGTATTTATATGTTCTATATTATCAGTTATGAAAACGGAGAAATGAGAAACGGCAATTTCAATAGTTATTCAGACGCTTTAAATTATGCTGAAAGTCATAACGGCGGTTATGATTTTACTATTGAAGAATATGACAGCGAAGAAGAATATTATAATAATCTATGATATACACAGAGGGATAAAACCACCCTTAATGTGTCACTTTGAAACATTTTGAAAGAAGGTGAAACAATGCGAGATGAACTATATATGTTGCGTTGCAGACATAAACTGACGAAAGGCGAAATGGCAGAAAAAACAGGTGTGAGCCGAATTACATACACGCTTATTGAAAACGGTGAGCGTGACGGCAAAAAGCCTTTTTGGGAAGCCGTACAGCGTGAGTTTGGAGTGAGTGACGCAGATATGTGGAAACTGCAAAAATGTTAAGAAAGGGCAAAGGAAATGAAAAGAAAAGTTGTAGTTAATTTAATTGAAACAAACAACTTAAACAATGCAAGGTTAGTAGAATACTTTACAAACAAAATTAAAGAAAGAGGGTTAAATTATGACATCAAAAGAATTTGAAAAATCAATAGACACAATGCCAAAAGAAAAGGTAACTATACCGCTTGAAAGATACGAAAAATTAGTAAAAGCCGAGGAACTTTTGCTGATTGCAAAGAAATTGCTTGAAAGCGATATAGGAAAAGGCTACATATCATCAGATACAGAAAAGTATTTAAGAATTATTTTAGATGTAAAGGAGTAAAACAATGAATGAAATTACATACAAAGATATAGAAAATGCAAATGCCACGCTTAAAACTACACCCATAAAAGGCAAAGATTATGCGGAAGTAAATCAAAGAATAAAGGCTTTTAGAATGTTGTTCCCGACTGGAAAAATAGTTACTAATATGATTAGTAATGAAAACGGTATTTGCATATTCAGAGCTGAAATATACGCAGACAATGAAACACTTTTAGGAACAGGAACGGCATACGAAAAAGAGAACAGCACCTTTATCAACAAAACCTCATACATAGAAAATTGCGAAACATCAGCAGTAGGTAGAGCGTTGGGAATGTGTGGTTTAGGTATTGATACAAGCATAGCAAGTTATGAAGAAGTTGCAAATGCAGTTGAAAATCAAAATAAATCTGAAACACAGCCTGCACCTAAAGCAAAACAGCCTGCACCTAAAGCAAAACAGCCTGCACCTAAAGAAAATAGACAGTCTGTATCAATACCAAAAACACCGAGAGAAAAACTAATTGATAAGCTCCACGAAAAGCATATTGATGTAAATGCTTATGCAAAGGAAAAAGGTTTATCAAATAAGACAACAACAGAAGAGTTTAACAAGTTGCTTGCAGAATTGGAGGGTTAATATGAGAGAAAAATATTATATTTATAAAGTGAATGAAATAAAGAGTAAAAGGCTTAATTTATTGTTATATCCATCATTACTAAACGATTTAAAAAAAATTGCAGCAATGAAAAGAACGAGCGTAAATGACCTGATAAATGATGTCTTAACGCAATATACAGACAAAAACATAAATATGATAAATGAATATAATTCAGTTTTTAAGGAGTGATTAAAATGGAATATGATGTAACAGTTGACAGAAACTATTATATAGGCGGCTCTGATGTTCCAGTAATAATGGGTATCAGCACATTTAAAACAAGGTGGGACTTGTTGCTTGAAAAGGCAGGACTTAAAGAGAATGATTTTAACGGCAACAAATACACCGTTTACGGTCAAGAATTAGAGCCGAAAATAAGAGATTACATAAACAGCTTAATGCCTGAAAATGCACAATTTGAGCCAAACAGAGTATATGACAATGATATTAGATGTCATTCAGACGGCTTTAACGGCAGTTGCATTTTGGAAATAAAAACAACCTCACATATCTTTGAAACGGTTGACGAATACAAAGTATATCTTGTGCAGTTGCTTTTGTATATGGAGAAAAACAATGTTGATAAAGGTATATTGGCAGTTTATGAACGCCCCGAAGATTTTAACACCGATTTTGACTACTTACGGCTTCATATTTACGAGATTGAAGCAAAGGAATATAAAGACCTTACCGAACAAATAAACTTTGAAATTGACCGTTTTAGAACGGATTTATCAAGGTTAAAAGAAAACCCATTGTTGACGGAACAAGACTTTTTACCGAATGAGATTGTAACAATATCTAACAAGGTGTCTGCACTTGAAAACCGTATGCAAGAGTTTAATGCGATTGAAAAAGAATATAAGGCTATGAAGCAAGAGCTATACGAAGCAATGCAGAAGTATGACATAAAATCTTGGGAAACATACAACGGTACAAAAATTACAAGAGTTGACGGAGCAGAACCTACAACTAAAAAGGTATGGGAATTTGACAAAGATACTTTTGCAATTGATAACCCTGATATGTATAAAAAGTATTTAAAAGAGGTTGAGAAGAAGTCAAAGAGCAGAGCAGGATATGTCAAAATTACTCTACCTAAAATGTGACACTTTGAAACATATTTAAAGGAGGTTATTAAATATGATACAGGAATGTGAATATTGTAAATCAGACAAAAATGAAGTTAAAAATTTAATTGGAATTGCTTATGCTACTCCCGAAAGTCACGGAACAGTAGATATTTATGTAGGGAGAGATATAGATGATGAAGTAACATCTATTGTCTTTGAAAATTGTAATAATGATGATTTGTTAGTACATTCTCACCCTATAAATTATTGCCCGATATGCGGTAGAAATTTAAGAAAAGAGGTGAAAACAATGACGAAGCAGGAGGCGATAGACCGTCTTGATATGATTACTGATATTTTCCCCGAAGATGATGAAGCAGTTGAAACAATAGAAAAAGTTCAAGAAGCAATAAAAAATGGATTTGATGATTGATATAGAAGGTGAGTGTTAAATGATAATTAATTTATGGGTACGAAATAAAATCAACGGCAATATTCATCAAGTAGGAACAGACCAACACGATAGTTTAGAACTGATTGACGGCAAAGTTGAATTTATAAATCTTCAATGTATGTGTGGAACATTAGGCGGAGACTATGAATTTGTCAAATCACCCGACCTTGACGAATATGTATCTGTAACACCTGAACAGTTGTATCTTAATCGTGAATTGATACATAAAGATTTATTAAAACAGCTTGAAGAAAGCGAATTGTTCAAGGACGGTGAGAATGATTGAAATTACAGGCAAGATAACTGATGTAAACCTTGACTTTAAAACAGGCAAGCCAAAATTAACGCTTGAAATTAACGATAAACAGGCTTTACTTGCAGGATATGACGAGTTAAAGAATAGCGACAAGTTATCTATTAAACTCACGAAATACCGCAAAAAACGAAGTCTGAACGCTAATAATTATGCGTGGAAGTTAATTACCGATATAGCCGAAAATCAAGGTATATCAAAAGAAGATGTTTATAGACAGTACATAAAAGATATAGGTGTTTGCAGACAAGTAGAGATTGACGAAAAGGCAGTTGATACGCTTATACATTCGTGGTCTTTACACGGAATAGGTTGGGTAGCTGAAAAACTCGACTATGGAGAACACGAGGGATTTATACTTGTCAATCTTTACTATGGAAGTAGCACCTATAACACACAGCAAATGAGCCGATTAATAAACAATATAGTGCAAGATTGCGAAGCGTTGGGAATACAAACAAAGACACCTGATGAAATTGCTAATCTGTTGTCGCTATGGAAACAGGAGGTATAAATGGCAAAATCAATATTAGATACTGAAAAATCAAGATGTTATATATGCAATAGCCATAGATTTATAGAAAAACATCATATTTTTGGAGCTTCAAATCGGAAAAAAAGTGAGAAAAACGGTTTTACAGTTTATCTTTGTCACTATTGCCACAATGAACCTCCAAACGGAGTACATTTTAACCGTGAACTTGATTTAATGTTAAAGCGTGAATGTCAGCGAAAATTTGAAGAAACACATAGCCGATTAGAGTTTTTAAAGTTAATTGGAAGAAATTATTTAGATTGAGAGGTAATTAAAAATGGCAGAATGGTACGAAAATTGTTTTGCATATCCCGAAATAAAAATGAATGATAATGGTTGCAAAGCATTGAACACAATGGATTGTAAAAACAAAGGCAAATGTAAATTTTACAAGTCAAAAGAGCAGTACAACAAAGATAAAGAAATATATGATTTTATCAATTCAATAAGGAGAGAAGAAAAATGATTAATAGAGTTGTTTTAATGGGAAGATTGACAGCTAACCCCGAACTGAAAACTACTCCGAGTGGAGTTAGTGTAACAAGTTTTAGTATTGCTGTTGACCGTAGTTATGTAAAGCAAGGCGAAGAACGCAAAGCAGATTTTATAAATATCGTTTGTTGGAGGAATACAGCGGAATTTGTATGCCGTTACTTTGAAAAAGGCTCATTGATTGCATTAGAGGGACAACTACAAAGCCGTACATATCAAGACAAGAACGAAAATAACCGTACAGTAATTGAGGTTGTTGCTGACAATGTATCATTTACAGGTGAAAAAAGAGAAACACAAGTAGAAAATAATCAACCTTATGTTAATACACCACCTGCACAGCAAGGATTTACACAGCAGAATTATAATAATACACCTGCATATCAACAGGAATTTAAGGATATGCCGTTAGATGATAGCCTTCCATTCTAATGAATATTAAAAGGAGAGATTATATGTCAAAGTTAAAGACAATGGAAAAAATAGTAATCCAAATTTTAGAAGAAAAACCGCAAGCGAGAAAAAACGATTATTTATTATGGCTATTTGTATGCGAAGTAACGTGTCCTCACTTGATGAATTTTCCTTTTTGGGTTGTTATACAAAATCATAGTTACGAATTGCCGAACTTAAAAAGTGTTGAAAGGGCAAGGCGAAAAATACAAGAGAAATACCCTGAACTAAAGTCTTTTAATACAATGATAAACAGAAAAAAAGAGGAAGAATTATACAAGGAATACTCACGCACTTAATATGGAGGTTTGATAATGAAGAAAAGTACGACAAGAGAAATTAAATGCAAGAGGTGCGGTAATGTTTTTACATCAAATAAACCTTTTGCAAATTGCCCTGATTGTAGAGAAATAATCAAAAAAGAAAGGCAAGAAAAACGAAAAAAAGAATTAAACCGCCCTTGCACATCAGACACAGAATATTTAGTTTGTGTTTATACATATAGAGGAGATACACCAAAGCGTATAGCACAAGATTTAGACAGAAGTGTTAAAAATATCAAAGGTATTCTAAAAACTGCAAAAGAAAGCGGAAATTATGATAAACACATCAAAAAGTACATAAGAAAGGGATTGCCGTAAACAAAATGTGACGGTATGAAACATTTAAGTGTTATGCGAAAATATACGTTGACATTTATTTGATTATATGGTAAAATATGTATATAGCAAAGTAGTTGTGTGCAAGACGCTATTTTGTGATAAAAGTACATACTATTTTGCTTATAGCCTTGTAATGTTGTAGCTTGCACCTGCACATTACGAGGTTTTTTATTTGAGGTGAAACAATGAGTAATTTAGAAACATATCAAAATGAAATTATAGAATATTTGTCAAGTAAACTTTCAATATACAATGTTCCAAAATATACAATTATGGAGATTGCACAATATTGTATGAGCGGAACATTACTTGTAGTAAATGATGAGGTGCGTAAAGAATATAAAAAGTGGAATAAACAAATGGAAAGAAATTTTAAGTATAGAGGTCATAATAATGACAGAGTATGACAGAGATTTTAAAGGCGTATGGATACCAAAAATTGTGTGGCTTGATGAAAGGCTCAATGCACTTGATAAAGTTATATTAACAGAGATTGACAGTTTAGATAATGGTGAAAGAGGTTGTTATGCAAGCAACAAGCATATTGCTGAATTTTGCCAATGTAGTGAAACAAAGGTATCAACCGCAATTTCAAAACTTATCAAGATAGGATATTTATATGTGCAGAAATTTGACGGCAGACAACGAGAATTGAAAAGCAGACTTTCAAATTTTGAAAGGCAGGATTTAAAAAATTGTAAGTCTGATTTTAAAAATTTGAAAGAAAGTAATACATCTAATAATACAGTTAATAATACATCTAATAAAAAGAAAGAAAGTAAGCAAAACAGCTTCAATAAAATCATTTTGGAATACGCAGAAACTGTTGATGTATCTATTAGAGCAGATGTTACAGACTTGTTATTTGAATGGTTAAAAGTTAGAAAAGCAAAAAGAGCCGCTTTAACAGATAGAGCAATTCAGATTAACATTGATAAACTTGACGAACTTGCAAGAAAAAGTGGAATGACAGTTGTAGATTATCTCAAAGAGGTTATATGCAGAGGTTGGGCGGCTTTCTATGAAATCAAAAACTATTCTTTTGATAAAAGTGAAAAGAAACCGCAACAACCGCAAAAGGAATACAAACAAGGAGTTGACTACTTCTAATGAATGTAACAAATGAATTTTTACAGATGTTAGCCGAACGGTCAAAAAAGGTAATACCTAAAAATGAGGGTGATTATATAAAAGACGGTGTGTTGTATTGTGGAAAATGTAATACACCGAAGCAAGGCAAATATGATGTTGGCAACGGAAAATTTTTAATGCCAATGTTACTTTGCAAATGTGAAACTGCAAAGCGTGACCGTGAACAGGCTGAATTTAATTTAAGACTTAAAAAAGAAGAAAACGAAAGAATATTTAAAAGTTACATAAATGACGGATTGCAGGATATTAAAGCATTGTCGGACAGTTTTGACAAAGACAAAAAACCTACATATGAAAAGTCAATATTGTTTCGCAATTACTGCAAAAATTGGGAAAAGGCAAAAGATAAAAATACAGGGTTAGTAATATTCGGTGATGTCGGAACAGGTAAAACATTTTATGCTAACTGCATTGCAAACGAAATCCGCAGTAAGTATGGAGAATTATGCTTGACGATAACAACAAAAATGCTAACAGGAGTATCAACCTTTGACAAGTTGGATATTATCAAGCGTATTGTGGCAGTTGATTTACTTGTGATTGATGATTTAGGTGCAGAGCGTAACAGCGAGTATGCACAAGAGATTATGTGCGACTTAATGGACGAAAGGAACAAAACAAACAAGCCTACTATAATAACTACAAACTTAACATTGAATGAGTTAAACGCAGGACAAACAATACAACAAAAGCGTATTTATGATAGAGTGTTAGAAATGTGTTCACCTGTTCAGATGTTAGGACAGTCCGAAAGGTCAAAAATAGCACAACAAAAGAAGCAAGAACTTAAAGATATTTTATTTAATTGAAAGGAGTATGAAAACAATGTCTGAAAAAGAATACATAGAGCGTAAAGCGGCACAGAAAGTTTTAGCAGACGATTACGCTTATAATGCTGCAAAATTGCTTGATACAGTACCCACCGCCGATGTGCAAGAGGTCAGGCACGGAAAATGGATAGAAAAGCCCTACCTTTTGGGAACAAGTAATTTTTGTTCTTTGTGCTTACAAAACTTTGGTATGCCACACGGCAAATTTAATTTCTGTCCCAACTGCGGTGCAAAAATGGATAAGGAGAGTGAGTAAAAATGGAAAAAGAAATTGAAACATTATATTTAGCAAAATTAGCGTCAGGAAAATACAATCACTACACAGAAGAACAAAAGAAGTTACTTTATTTAGATTGCGTTAAGCAAGTGCAAGCTATGCATATTTTCAACGGCGAAAAAGGTTGATTATGGAACTTAAAGAAGTTAAACGCAACCTTAATAAACTTGTAATTTACAACAATACAAAATATCAATTAACAGGCTGTACTTTAAGGCTGAATGAAAAAGGATATTTTTATCAAGCTGAATTGAAAGACTTAAAATGTAACTCGTTGATTATTTGCAAACTTAATGATATTACGGAGGCTGAATAATGAAATTTACAATTAATTTACCACCTGTTTCAAAGAAAAATAGTCAGCAAATATTATTAAATAAATCGACAGGAAAGCCTTTTATTATGCCGAGTAAAAAATACAAAGAATATGAAAAACAGGCAGGTTGGTTTATACCAAAAAATATACATATAGATTATCCAGTAAATGTTAAAGCGTTATTTTATATGCCAACACGCAGAAAATGCGATTTAACAAATATGCTTGAAGCAGTAGATGACATAATGGTTAAATATGGATTGCTTGCTGATGATAACTACACAATAATTGAAAGCCACGATTGGAGCAGGGTGCTATATGATAAAGAAAATCCACGAACAGAGATTGAAATAACCCGAAGTGTTGAATTGCCTTGAATGTTTCACAATGTTTACATTTATGTGCAAAATGTATAAAAATATTGATTTAAGTTTGGCTATTTTACCGATTGAAATTGTTATACAAAAGTATTATAATTAAATCACAAAATAAAGAAAGGCGAAAGCCAAATGAAAGGTGATTTAATTATGATGAAAACGAAACAGTATAAAACAGTTAATAACTATTTAGACACATTAGATGATGAACAGATAGTAACTGTATTTAATGATAAGCACAATATACATTATCACGGCAAGGTAGGCTATGCGCCGTTGAATTGCTATTTTGAGTTTATAAATGCCATTGAGAATGGTAATGAAATCATTATAAACGTTTAGTAACAAATAATGCAGAGCGACACCGCTTCGGCGGTGGTAATGCGGACGGTCAGACGGTCACAATCCCGATAGACACGCAAAATAAAGAAAGGTAGTAATAAATATGTCAGACAAAGTAACAATGAAAGGCTATAAAGCCTTTGACAAAGGAATGGTATGCAGAGGTAAGCAATACGCCGAAAATACCGTTTTTGAGGAAGAAACCGCCGAAGTATGCCAAAGCGGTATGCACTTTTGCAAAGAGCCGTTAGAGGTATTAAATCATTATCCACTTGTAAACGAAAACGGTGAAATGAGCGAATTTGCGGAAGTTGAAGCATTGGACGAACCGAAAACAGACGATAACAAAAAATATTGTACTAAAAAATTGAAAGTAAAGGGTAAAATTTCTTTTGCAAAGTTGGTACAGGCAAGCGTTAATTTTGAATGGGAAAAATCAAACGAAACGATAGCCAAAAATGATAACGGAGGTGACTCCGCACAAATCGGCTCAAGCGGTGACTCCGCAAAAATCGGCTCAAGCGGTTACTTCGCACAAATCGGCTCAAGCGGTGACTTCGCACAAATCGGCTCAAGCGGTAACTCCGCAAAAATCGGCTCAAGCGGTGACTTCGCACAAATCGGCTCAAGCGGTGACTTCGCACAAATCGGCTCAAGCGGTAACTCCGCAAAAATCGGCTCAAGCGGTGACTTCGCTGTAATAATGTGTGCAGGACACAGCTCAAAAGTAAAAGCTAAAAAAGGAAGTTGGATAACATTATCAGAATGGAAATTTGATAATAATTTAAACAGAAATATTCCTGTTTGCGTAAAGACAGTACAAGTTGACGGTAAAACAATAAAAGAAGATACCTTTTATAAGTTAGAAAACGGCGAATTTGTAGAGGTAGAATAATGAAAGCTAGAATACCACTACCTAAAGAAATGCAGAAAATTGTAAATCAAGAAGCACAAAAAGAAGGTAAAAAAGAATTCGAAAAGCAAAGTAAAGACTTTACAAGACGTATATTTAAACTTATGTGTTATGTCTTGTATAACAAGTACCATTTCAATGACCGTTGCAAAGATGTGATTGTAGAGATTAATAAACTGACAGAAAAGGCAAATAAAGACGAGGTATTTTGGGAACATATCGACAGAGTAGTTATTGATTATCTTAAAATACCTTTTGACCGAGATTATACAAGATAGGAGGTAAATATGCTTTTAGGTATCATAATAGGCGTTTTTATAGGTGCGTTTATTGGAGTAGCTATAATGGCTATGATTACAGCAAATAAATAAGGAGTGTTGAAAATGAAAACAGTTTTAGACAAAAAACTCTACAATAATTATCCGAAATATTACATAGTTGAAGCAGTGGATAAAATTAGTCAGTTTGTTATATTGCCGATACTCACACCCCAACTTGAACAAGTTGAAAGCCTTGAAGATACAGACAGGGGCAACGGCGGTTTTGGTAGTACAGGAAGATAAGGAGAATAAAAATGCGAGAAATATTATTCAGAGCAAAAAAACTATATAACGGCGAGTGGGTAGAGGGTGGTATATTACAAACTAAAAATTGGGCTTCGATTTTTGTTTGTGAAGATTATCAAGGAAATTTGAACGAAGCTCCTTACGGTGATGTTGAAGAATATGACGTTATCCCCGAAACCGTCGGACAGTACACAGGCTTGACCGACAAGAACGGCAATAAGATTTTTGAGGGGGATATTGTAATTTTGCGTTTTAGTCCTTGTGTGGTTAAATGGGATTCTGATAACGCCTGCTACTCCCTTTATCAAAACGGAATAACAAAAGTGAGTGGTTTTAACGCTGATACGATGAAATTACTTGAAGTAATCGGCAATATCCACGATGATAAATTAGAGGATTTAAAGGAGTGAAAACAATGGCTGAATATAAAGTAAGGACTGTGAGTGGCGAGAAAAAATTTCAATTGTTGCTAAATGATATGGCTCGTCAAGGTTATAGACTTGTTTCATTTAGTTATGTGGGTGGAGTTTTTAACATAATGGCGGTTTTTGGACGGTGATAACAATGGCTGAAAAAGAATACATAGAGCGTGAAGCGGCTATTGCAAAGATAAAAGACAAAATCAACGAATATCCCCATAACTCAAATCCATACTGGATAAGCAATGATGATTATATTGTAAGAGGGCTAAGAGAAGCTATAAAAATAATTGATGAATACACACCCACCGCCAACGTGCAGGAAGTCAGGCACGGGGAGTGGGTAAAAAATCAAGAAGATATGTACTGGGGAAATTATTTTATAAGACGGAATTGTTCTATTTGTGGAGGTTCACCTTTTTATCAAGAAGGGTTAGGAACTTATAAACTAACACCGTATTGTCCACATTGCGGTGCAAAAATGGATAAGGAGTGAGCAAAAATGACAAACTTTGAAAAGATTAAATCTATGTCGATTGAGGAAATGATTAATTTTATGGAAAAAGTAGAATTACAAGATATAGATTACGCTATAACTTTTTGTGATTTATGCGACGGCGAGTACGATTGTTCAGACGATTGTATGAGGCATTGGCTCGAAAGTGAGGAAAAAGAATGACACCGAACGAATACCGAAAAAAGCACAGGCGTTGTGCGACTTGCGTTTATTGGCACAGCGAGTATACAGACCATTTTGCAGAAATTAATTGCGGAAAATGTACAATTAAAAATATTAATAAAACTGATTGTAATGTCAGGCTTTGTAGACTTTATAGAGCGGAGGAATTTAAGAAATGACGCCACAGGAAGCAATTAAAATTATTGAAACTGCAATAGCAGAGGTCGAGTGGGAATACCCTATGGATTACGCTGTGGCTTTTGAAACGGCTGTAAATGCTCTTAATAAGCAGATACCAAAAAAGCCGAAAGGCATAACAGACCCGATATTCGGAGATATAACTATAGTTTGCCCGAACTGTTGCAACGCTAATTTGGATAATCCTTTCGATATAAGCAGAGTATATGATTATTGTCCTAATTGCGGTCAGGCTATTGATTGGAGTGAATCAGAATGAAAATCTGTGAAATCTGCGGTGCAGAGTTTGAGCCGACATCAAACAGACAAAAGTATTGTTGTGATGATTGCTTAAAAATTGCAAAAAAACAGTGGAATAAAAAGCAGAAGCATAAAAAACAATGCATAAAATCTAAAAAAAGACTTGATGAAAAGTTAGCTGAAATTAATTTTTATAACGAACAACACGGAACACATTATACTTATGGTGAATATCAAGCATTAAAGCGTTTAGACAAACTATAATGTGTCAATATGTAACATTAAATGAAAGGTGAATAAAAAATGAAACATCTTAAAGAAGTAGAAAACAAAGTTGGAGAAAGTAAAGCATACAGGTATATAATGGGTGCTATTTACTTTGCATTAGGCAAAATTAAAAACGGCATTTTATGGGCGATTAAACATATTGTTGATATAACAATAGCTATATCTTTTTGCGGTATGATAATAGTTGCGGAAGCGTTTTATTTCAAAATAGTAAGCATTGAAGTAGCGTTATTATTTTTGCTGATTTTGATAATTTTATTCATTGCTTTGATAAAGATTAAAATATTGGAGAATAGAAAATGAAAAAGGTATTAAATGAATGTGTAGGTTGTCCACCTGAAATTGGTTGTTTAGGTAGTACTTGCCCTTACAGAAATGTAACAAGATATTATTGTGACGAGTGTGGAGAAGAAGAACAACTATACGAGTATGACGGCAAGGAACTTTGTCTTGACTGTATAGAAAAAGAATTAACAAAAGTAAATTAAAGGAGTGATATATATGAGTTTTGACCCGTTTGTGCAGGGAATTTTAACAACTCTTGCAGTTGAGTTTGTTATTTTTGTTGGTGCGGTAATATATTCAAGCATAAAATAGTGAGGTAACTAATGAGATATAAACTTGAAAAATGTTTAGAGTTAAGGCGTGACATTAACAGCATAGATGAACGAATAGCAGAATTGAAATTAAGAATAAGGTCACCTAAAAATCAAATAATTTCTGATATGCCAAAAGGAAATAGTCGAAATAATTCTATTGAGGAATATTTAATTACATTAGAAAAACTTGAAAGCAAAAAAATCAAATATAATAGTAGAATTACAGACAAATGGCAATTAATCTATAATAAATTAATAAATAATGGTGTATCAGAAGAAGCAATAACAATGTTAAGATACAGATTTTATTATGGTTACTCTTGGAAAGTATGTGCTGATTTAATGAATTGGAACAAGAATAAATGTTTTAGAGTTTATAGAGCAGTATTAAGCAAATTCAACAAATAAATTAATTGAATATTATGCAAAATTATATTGAAAAAAACCTTTAAATATAGTATAATAGTATTGTGAAAAAATATGTGGATTGTTTTTTCATTGATTGTCTTTCTTTATTTTGGGTAAGAAGCTGTTTTCAGTTTATGCTGATTACAGCTTTTTGCTTTTTTAGGGGTAAATTTGCAAGTGACAACAAACCTATAAAGGAGCGTTGCCAATGCAGATTATTGAAATGAATATTGATGATGTAATACCTTATGCAAACAATCCACGAAAAAATGATAAAGCAATACAGTATGTAAAAGAAAGCATACAGCAATTTGGATTTAAACAGCCTATAGTAATTGACAAAGAAAATGTAATAGTATGCGGACATACAAGGTATGAAGCGGCAAAACAGTTGAATTTGAAAAATGTACCTTGTGTAAAAGCAGATGATTTAACAGAAGAACAAATTAAAGCATATAGGTTAGCTGATAATAAGACGGCTGAATTTTCCGAGTGGGACGAACATTTATTAGATGAAGAACTTGAAAAGTTGTTAGATTTTGATATGACGGCTTTCGGTTTTTTTGATGATGATACAGAAGAAGAACAAGAGGAAGAAGAAAAGCCTGAAATTGAATTTACGGAAGTGTTGGAAGAAGAAAACAATTACATAGTTTTGTTTTTTGATAATGCTATAGATTGGTTACAAGCCGAAAGCATTTTTGATTTAAAAAGTGTAAAAGGGTTTAGTAGCAGAAAAGACGGCACAGGAGATGTACCGAAAGGAGTAGGGAGAGTATTAAATGGAGCGGAAGCATTATCTAAATTAGTTGATTGGGGAGTAAATAAATGAAAATAAGCGTAAACATACCCAGTCACAAAAGACCCAAAGTAGAAACATTAGATTTTTATTCTGATTGTAAAATTTGGGTGGCAGATAATGAAATTGAAGAATATCAAAAGAACAACCCGAATAATGAGATTATAGGTTTAGGGGAAAATAGTGGAAAAAATATATCTGTAATAAGAAATCACATATTAAAAAGTGAGTTTGGAAAAGGTGCAGATGTAGTATGTATGCTTGATGATGATGTTAAGGGAATTTATAGATTTAATAAATCAAAAAATAATAACTTTGGTTATGAAAAAAGAATTGTAACTGATTTTATAGGATTTATTGAAAAATATACAACAATGGCTATTGAATTAGGAGCATATCTTTGGGGAGTAAACCTTAATAAAGATAGCCGCTCTTATCAACATTACAAACCATTTAATACTAACAAAATTATTTTAGGTCCTTTTAGTTGTCATATTAAAGATGGAAACATATTCTATGATGAAAACATACCATTAAAAGAAGATTATGACCTTGCATTACAACATTTGAATAAGCACAGAAAAATATTGAGATTGAATATGTATCATTATGTTTGCAAACAAAGTGAAAATAAAGGTGGTTGTGCGGTTTATAGGAATTATAAAACAGAAGCTATGAATTTTGAGTTGTTACAGAAAAAATGGGGTAAACAAATTGTAAGAATTGATAAAGGAAGTAAAAAAGAATTTGATTATAACCCAATTATTAAAGTACCGATTAAAGGTGTTTAGTGATAGGTATAATGTGTCGCTTTGAAAATATTTATATAAAAATGATAACAAGCAGGTGGTGATTTGATTGACTGGATTAAGTTAAGAAATGAATACATAAACGGGAATATCAGTTATAGAAAGTTAGCTGAAAAACACGGTGTTAGTTGGCAAACTTTAAGAGATAGAGCGGTTAAAGAAAAGTGGTTTGAAAAGAGAAAAAATCAGCGGGACAAAATACAAAAGAAAACGGAACAAAAAACCGCTGAAAAAATCGCAGAGAAAGAAGCACAAAGACAGTTACGAATATCAAATGCGGCTGACAAGTTGCTTAAAAAGATAGAAATAGCAACAGAACAGTTAGACCAGTTTATAACAATAAGCAAAATAAAACAAAAAGAAGTAAAGTATGTTACTGATAAAGCAGGATTTGGAAAGCCTGAAAAGGAAACCGTAAAAGAAATTGAAGATAAACGCATAGTAAAAGCAGACCATTTAGACAGATTAGGACTTAAACAGCTTACAAGTGCTTTGAAAGATTTGAAAGATATACAATTTACGCAGAATGAAGAAAAACAACAAGAAAGTCCTGATATTAACATTACAATATCGGCGGCAACACCTGATGATATAGAGAGTGGCGAGTAAATGGATATAAAGATTAAGGAGAACCCCGTTTATATTCCATATTTCAATAAACCTCAATTCTTGCAGATATTTTACGGCGGTTCATCAAGTGGCAAATCATTCTTTTTAACGGATAAAATAGTTGTTGATAATTTACAAGGTTGTAATTGGCTATGTTGTAGAAATGTAGCAAGGACAATAAGAAACAGTATCTTTAATGAAATAACAAAATCCATATCAAATATGGGAGTAAAGAATTATTACTCTATAAATAAGTCAGATATGGTTATCACTTGCAAAAACAATAACAAGCAAATATTGTTTTGTGGACTTGATGATGTTGAAAAGGTTAAATCTATTACACCGCAAGACGGAGTATTAGAGCGTATATTCATAGAGGAAGCAACAGAGGTTAAACGAGAAGCCTATTTGCAGTTAAAAAAGCGTTTGCGTGGTAGAAGTGAACACAGCAAACACATATATATGGCATTTAACCCTATCTTAAAGTCACATTGGATATACAAAGACTTTTTCGGAGGTTGGCAAGACGATAAAAGTGTTTATGAAGATGATGATAAGCTAATATTAAAGACTACATATAAAGATAATATGTTTTTGACCGCTGATGATAGAAAATTGCTTGAAGATGAAAGCGACCCATATTTTTATGAAGTCTATTCTTTAGGTAATTGGGGTATTCTCGGAAATGTTATTTACAAGAATTGGCGTGTTGAAGATTTAAGCGATAAAATACCGTATTTTGATAATCTGTATTATGGACTTGATGTTGGATATACAAACCCTAACGCATTTATCAAAGTACATTTAGATAAAGAAAATAAGAAAATCTATGTAATTGATGAATATTACAGAGCAGGTATGCAAGACGAGGATATTTATTATAAAGCACAAGAATTTGTTAAAGACGGATACATAATGGTTGATTGTGCGGCTAATCAAACAATAAACTATCTTGCAAGCAAAAGAATTAATGCTGTTGCTACTAATAAGGGAGCAGACAGCGTTAATCGTGGTATTCGTTGGTTATGGGGATATGAAATAATCATTGATGTGCATTGTCAAAATTTCAAAAATGAGATAGAGCAGTATCATTGGCAAGAGGATAAAAACGGTGTTGTGTTAGAAAAGCCTGTTAAACAAAACGACCATTTAATGGACGCTTTAAGGTATGCTCTTGAAAATGAAATGCTTGAAGCAGAAGCAAGGGCAGGAAAGAGGTTTTAATGTGTAGTCACATTTGGAAAAAAGTAAATGATGTGAGTGTGTGCGTTCGTTGCGGTCTTACAAAGACTTTTGACGGACGCATTTTATTTGATAGGAAACTATCAAATTATAAACCTAAAAAAAAGAAAAGGCGGTGACAAAATGGCAAGATTAGAAACTCAATTAGTGCCTAAATATACGGCAGAAATTGAGGAAATAAGGAAAAACGGCATTACAAAAGAATTATTATACAAGATAATTCAGAAACATCAGCCGAACGCTTTATATAATAAAGGCTTATACGATAGGTATATGACTTTACAAGGCAGTTTGCCTATACATAACAGAAAGCCACGATATGACGAAGAAAATCCTATCAACAACAAAATAAGCAATGACTTTTTTAGTGAAATAGTTGATTTTAAGACTGGATATTTTGCAGGAAAGCCTATTACTTATGGATATAGCAAAAATGATGAAGCGGAAGAAGTAACAGGCGGCGAAGAAGCAGTTGACAATGCAACAAAAGCTATTACCGACTTTACTACACGCAATAATATGTATGGTGTGGATATGGAAACAACAAAATTTCCGAGTATTTATGGCTATTGTGGCAGGCTTTTCTATATTGATAAAGACGGCAATGAGAGAGTTATGCCAGTACACGGCTTTGAAACTATTATATTATCTGATACAGACATAAGCGAACCCGAATATGCTATTAGATATTATAAGACGAGAGATATTAATGATGTGGAAACTTGGACTGTTGAATTTTATGACGATAAAAACATAACGACATTCAAAGGGGATTTATTAAATCTTGAACAAGTTGATATAAGACCACATTTATTTGATTATTGTCCGCTACAAGGTATAGCAAATAATAAAGAGTGTTTGGGTGACGCTGAAAAAGTATTATCGTTGATTGATGATTATGACAAGGTACTTTCGGATAATTCAAATGAGGTTGAAGCGTTCGTACACGCTATGTTATTAATCAACTACAATGTCAAAGATGAAGAAATATCAAAGGCACAAAACAGCGGTTGCCTTGTTATTCCACCTGTTGGAATACAGCAAAATAGTGAGCCTGTAAAATGGCTTACTAAAAATATCAATGACGCATTTACTGAACACCATTTAGAGCGACTTGAAGATAACATTTACAGATTTTCAAGAACTCCAAATTTAGGTGATGAAAGTTTTGGAACTGCAAGCGGAGTGTCACTTAAATTCAAGTTACACGGACTTGAAACAAAATGCGGTATGTTTGAAGCACAAATGATGAATGCGGCACAGTATATGTGGAAATTGCTTGCGAGTGCGTGGACTAAAAAGGGAATTAAGGTAGACCCATTACAATGCACAATGGAATTTAAGCGTAATTTCCCACTTGATACGCAAAGTGAAGCAACAACAGTACAAACATTAATTAGTGCAGGAATACCCAAAGAGGTTGCATTTAGTCAATTATCGTTTGTTGATGATGTTGATTATCTTATGGAAATGATAAAGGCAGAGCAGGAAGATGTATTAGAAATGTACCCAAGTTTGCAGAAAGCAAATGAAGCAAGTAAAGAAACAAACAATAATGAGGGAGAAGAAAAAGAAGACGAAGAAAACCCTCTAAAAAATAAAGAAAAAAGCGAGGAATAATTATGGCAACAGTATCAGCAATTTTGACTCTGAAAGACACAATTGATGGAATGACGAGCGAGGACTACAAAGAAAGATTTATCGCAGAATATCAGCAATTGGTAATCCGTTATAAAGGATTGAAGAAAATGCTTGATAATTGGGACAAGAACGAGTTAGTATTTACACCGACTTGTCCGAGAAGCACGTACAATATGCAGATTAAGGCAATGACTGATTATATTGCAGTCCTTGAAGCAAGAGCAGTTATGGAAAATATTGATTTACAGGAGGTTTAATTATGGCAAGAATTTATTTAAGTCCGTCTAATCAGTATGCAAATACATACTCCTACGGCAATACAAACGAGATGGAACAGTGCAACAGAATTGCGATTGCGGCAGAATCAGCGTTGAAGCGTTGCGGTTTTGAAGTCAAGCGTGCGCCGAAAGGTCAGAATATGTACACCTCAATAAACGAGAGCAACGCATTTAAGGCTGATGTGCACGTTTGTATTCACACGAACGCAGGCGGCGGCAAGGGTACGGACGTCTTTGTTTACAGCACTGCAGAGGCTAATATGAAGTACGCAAAGCCTGTTTATAATGAGCTTGTCAAGCTCACAGGTGTAGGCAGAGGTATCAAGACAAACAGCCTTGCCGAGATTAATCAGACTAACGCTAAATGCGTTTACTGCGAATGTGAGTTCCACGATAATGCTACTCTTGCAAAGTGGATTATCAACAATACGACTAAAATTGGCGAGTCAATTGCTAAAGGTCTTTGCTCTGCTTTCGGCGTGGCTTATAAGTCGGCTACCTCTACAACGATAAGTAAAAAGGTACTTGATTCACAGGGCTACAAGAAAGGTCAGACTTCGGACGGTATTCTTGCAATCAAAGAGTTGCTACTGCTCGCTAAAACCTTGAAAATCCACTCACAGGGCGTTGATGAAAACGGAGCTTTCGGCAACGGCACAGAAAAGGCAGTAAACGGCTTGCTCAAGAAGTGGGGCTATGAGCCTAACGGTATAGCAGGCGATAACTTTATTAAAAAACTTACTGCTGAAATAAGAAAGAAGATTTAAATAGCAAATTACAAGCAAGTTAAATAACGGCTTATATATGCGAAATTTTAACTTATTCGGTATTTCCGAACAACTCACAGCAAGTTAAAAAGGGGGGTATGAAGTATAGCAAGTTTAAATGATTTATTGTATGATATTCGCAGAATTGAAGAACACAGAGAACAGTTGACCGAAAGCAAAATAAGGTCAATATATAGTTCGCTTATGAAAGACTTAAACTCTTTTTTAGCTGATGAATACATAAAATATGCAGATGAAGACGGCAGACTATATATTTCATACCTTGACGCAAAAAATAGTAGAGCAAAATTTTTACAAGAAATAGTAAATAATGTTGATAACATATCACCTGCAATAAAAGAAGAAATGGAAACACTTATTGATGTTACATATCAAAAAAGCTATGAGGGTATGGTAAGTGCTTTAAAAAAGGCTGATACAGCAGGAAAATTTGAAGAGGTTACCAAAGATATATCCGTCAATCCAAAAGTGCTAAAACAGGCTATAAACAACAATGTAAGCAAGCTAACATTAACGCCAGTAATGGAAAAACATAGAGCGGAAGTTGTCTATCAAATACAGCAGGAGTTAAATATAGGACTTATGCAAGGCGATAGATACGAAAAAATGGCTAAACGCATTTCAGATAGGTTAGATGTTAGCTATAGCAAGGCTATGAATATAACACGAACAGAAACACACCGCAATATTGAGAGCGGATTTATGGATTGTGCAGAGCATTTAAGCGACAAGTTAGGTGACAGCGACTTAATATATGCGGCTACTTGGCGAACAATGAAAGATGAACGAGTAAGACCACAGCAACGCCGAAAGACAAAGAAAGGTTGGAAAACAACTATAAGCAAAAACGGTGCTAATCATATCAAAATGGAAGGTCAGACTGTTAAAGCAGGTGATATGTTTGATTTAGGCGGTGGAGTGAAAGCAAAAGCACCGTCTAAAAGTGGTGTAGCCGCTCACGATTGTAATTGTAGGTGCTTTTTGGAG